TTAATGAATGTTGAAAATATAATAAAAGTTATCAAACAAGCGTTTCGAGATAAACACTTTTATAAAAAGATGGATTTAATTCATTTTATAAATCGCGTAAAACTGTATTCGCTACTTCAAATTCATTTTGCATTAACCCAAATGATTCATGACAAGAATGAATACTTGATTGACATGTATGGAAAATATGGATATTTGTTAAACATTGGCGACTATTATTTTTTTCAACCGGCAGAACTCAACGATCCGTCCATTTCCATATTCGAAAAAAGCACGCCGATTCCGTTCAAGCGCGAAAAAATAACACTGTTATTAAAGCCCGAAAATGTCAAGAAAGGGCAGCAGCAGCAACAGCAGTCGACGGTAGATGCAAAGAGGGTTGAAGACGCGCAGGGGCAGGCGCAGGCGAAGACACATGTAGAAGTAACCAGCAGCAGTACCGCTGCCTCCGAAATACAGGTTGAAAATATTATAGCGAGTATCGGATACACGCACATGCTTTCAATCGATAGTTCATTGTCTAAAAAGGAGAGAAATGACATTGCAGACGCGCAAGATCCTGTATTAAAGATAATACCCGGTTCTATTCCAATGATATCACGAGACAGGAAATGGTATATTTATTGTTATGAAATGTTTGAAGTTATGAAGGGCGTTTTATCGACCGAAGAGCTGAATTGGTATGTGTTGGTTCATATCATGGATCATTTAACATTCGAGGAAATAAATGCCTTGGTTTTGCATTTACACGCGTTGAACCAAATCGCAAATAGAATGAAAACGTCCGCAGAAACGAGACCGTTGATCGCATCGTCATCGTCGTCATCATCTAAAATAAAAAATGTCGCGGTTAAAATCCAAAAAAATAGAGAGAGTGTATACAATAAAGCTTCCGAATACGCAGACCACATATTAAAATATTTTCAAATGTTTGTCACAAAAGATAAAGAAAATGTTTTCTATTTATTTTCAGACAATCGAGAGAACACGAGAGATATTTCAAAAAAAATACAAATGTATTATAAAAACAGCGAAAAAAGTCCGTGGATGCAGTTTCAACAAGAAGAGTTGACGAGTTCTGAATACAATGAAATAAAATCGGCGTTTCAAAAAATGAACTTAGCAGAGTTTGTTGGATTTATGCAGTCGATTAAAGATGGCGACATTGTTTTTAAAATAAAGGAGGGGGGGAATCGGGGAAGCGTTTGCGCCACATCTCCAACAATGAAACGAACATTGCAAGACCTTTTACAGTTCAAGTTAACGAATGTAAACGTGCCTTCAAACATGACTCAAATCACATATTGCATTTTACAAGAAGTCGTGTTGCGACATTATAATCGTGTGAAATTGAACGACAAAATATGGATGCTAAATCCAGTTGAAGCCATTTATTCTATTTGATCATCATTTTTCATCATAAGTTTTTATCTACATATATATTATAACTTATTTATTCAAAATGTCCAAAAAAACAAAAATTTTCCGAGATAACCTCATTGGTCGCCGCATCACCTATGGAACTAATTATGGGTCTTTACCTACCATATCTCCTTCCATCCCAAACAACTTTAGTATTGACATAGCGGCAGAGTTGATGCAGTTGTGTGTTTACACATATGTTCAGTATCAACAGTATAAAGAATTTAACGAATCGTGGACCATTCCATTGCCGTATAAAAAGGAAAAATTTTTATACGCATATGAAAAAAATCAACAGGAAGTTTCTATAAAGGTTCCATTTGGTTTTATTGTTTCAAAAACAGTTGTTGATATAAATGATATAAATGTGAATAAGACAAATCTTTATATATGTTTTCGTGGAACTAGAGGCGCACAGGAATGGGAAAAGGACGGAACAGTTCCATTAATACAATGTTCTTTTCTAGTTGATGAAAATATAAAAGTTCACAAAGGATTTCAAGATGTTTACACGAATCCTAACAATGTTGATGAAAGTTTAGGATCTCTTCAAAGTCAAGTGTTGGATTTTTTAAAAAATTCAGTCCCGAGTTACTCGAATATATGGGTTACTGGACATAGTTTAGGAGTAGCACTGGCTACTCTAGCAGTTGCCGATATTGTGACGAATGTGAATTATCCAGGTGCAGCAATAATGTATAATTTTGCTTCTCCGTTGGTCGGTAATCAAGATTTTGTAGATTTTTTTAAATCAAAAATAGGAACAAGTAAATGTGATGATGGTAATACTAATAGCAATGAATGTAGTTGGCGCGTAGTAAACACAAATGATGTAGTCCCCACAGTACCACCTGCCAAATTGGGCTATTTTCATGTCAACGGTTGTAGTGGACAATCTGTTTGTAATAATACAATTAGTCAAAGTAATGAAAATAATGGACTCTTTGAAATTACATTTGCAAAAAAATGCACAGATATATTTGAGGATGTCACATGTTTCGGAAATGCTCATAGCGCCAATACGTATCTTAGCACATTATTGGAAATAAAAAATAGAATAATAAATAAATAATAAAACATAATAAATGAAATGAAGATATATTCATATTTTGATATCAATTAATATGAAAATTTTAATTATATGAAAATTGAAATATGAATATATAAATATAAAAGTATATATTCAATAAATAATATAAAGGCAACCGAAAACGTTTTCAAATGGCTTCGTCAATGGAACAAATACGCGGTAATAAAAAAATGTCTGATAGTCAGTCGTCATCCGATGTTGGAGTATTGTATTCGAGAGCGGTTTTGTCGCATAAAGTGCAGTTGCCGTTTATCATTGTCGGAACAAACATTGAAAAAACAATACAACACACGATATCGTCAAGAATGGAAGGCAAGTGTATTGTCGAAGGGTATGTGAGACCGGGGTCTATAAAAATCATAAATATATCGAGCGGAACGTTGCAAGGAAGGTTTATTGAATTTGAGGTGGTGTTTGAATGCAGCATTTGTTGTCCGGTCGAAGGAATGCAGATCAAATGCTATGCCAAAAACATAACGCAGGCGGGTATACGGGCGTTTACAAGCTTGGATGAAAAAAATTCGCCAGTAATTATTTATGTTTCTAGAGACCATCATTCAACCAATGAATATTTTAATTCCATACGAGAGAAAGATGCCATTCGAATTCGTGTGATTGGACAGCGATTTGAATTGAATGACAAACAAGTATCGATCATTGGCGAACTTTTGCCCAAGGTGGCAGAGAGTCAAGGTCAAAGTCAAGTCATAGCTGCAAAAAAGAAGATTATAATTCGACCAAATCATCCGAAACCGAATCCGAATGCTTCATAGTAAAAAATTCTTATTGTAATGAACTTTGTAACAAACTATTGAAATTGTCTTCGCTCGGCTTTGCTTCAAAATCGACAACGTCGCCGGGAGAACGTTCCAATTTAAAAGAGGGATACCCTTTCACATCAAAAGCATTTGATAGCGGTTTTCCTTCGGCACTGTCACAGTCAACGCTTTTAAATAAAACGTTGTAGTTTCCCACCTTCATATTTTGATTTTTTTCGGTGTATGCATCCCATATCGGCTTTGCCGTTTTACAGTGAGGGCACCAACTGGTTCCAAACATGTAAAGCGTCGCTGTTTTTCCATTGGAGTCATTGGAGTCGGGAGCAGCGTCTCCCATATTCACGGCATAACCTTCAATGTGTGAACCTAAATAAGAACCGACATAGTTTCTGTAGACGTATACTCCAATCCAAATGAAGAGGCACGCTACAAGCAACATTACTAGAATATGGGTTTTAGAATATGCCGTTTCAAGAGCACCTTTTATATTTTTTGCGGAAAATGCCATGGTAATATTGAATTGTAATATTGTATATATATTTACTTATATATAATATTTATTTATTTTAATTACGAATAAATTTATAGTAAGCGGCGTAAGCGGCTGGCCGATTTAACGAGAACTACGATTGTGGCGGCGGCGGCGGCGGCTACATTTTGCTGTAGAATTTCTACATTTTTTTGAACTCTTGGCGCATTTCGCGCATCTTGTTTTTGTAATTTTCTTATATTTCCCCCCCTGCCATCTCCCTCTCTGATGCCAGTCACCATTATTATAAACAACTGTTCTACCACCTGGAGTATCCGCTAGAACTCTTCCGGTCTGAGATCCTTCTGATTGTAAATACCCAGCATCAGCGAGTAGATCTTCTCTTTCCCTAGTGAGACGATCTGCTGCTTCACCGAATGATTCAGCTGATCCATATAGCACATAAGGTGTGGCGGACATGATGAAATTGAATTAAATTAATATATATATATACATTTGTTTTTATAAAATATTCCTAAATAATTAATTTTATAATTTTATAATTTTATATTTTTATAATTTTATAATTTTATATTTTTATAATTTTATAATGTATACTATATAGTTATAAATATTAGAATGAAGACGAGTAATTTAGGGAGAAAAAAATCTAGGTCGTATCGGATGAAAGGAGGCGCCCCAACTCCATACAATTATAATGACGGCCGCGTCAATACCGTTATACTTGACATGAATAATCCATATACTTACTTTGCAGTGAATGATAATGGTAATGGTACATATGATTTTAATATTCCTGGTGTTCCAAATTTTACAAGTTTTTGTCAATTATATGCTTATTATAAACAAAATAGTCCAAAATCATGCGTTCATCAAGGGTATCAAGTAAAAGATACCGATAATTTTCGACCTGCGCCATCTTTCATTGATATTTTAGGACTTGTACTATTACTCATGGGAACCAGTGAGGGCGCTATTAAAACTATTCCATTAGAAAATGATAAATTTTTAAAATTTGCATTTATTGGTTTATTATCTGTTGTTAATAGGGAGTCCGTTTGCTTGGAACAAGCTGGAGATCTAGTTGTGAGTTCTTTTTTAAAAGAACAAATGGTAAAAGCACTTGTAGGAGGTAAATTCGTACCAAGTGCTACTGTTGCTGAAATAGATATTTTGCCTATAGGTAGTTTAACCAAGATTCAAATAGATAGATTATTAGGATTGTTTAAACAGGCATTATTTTTTTATAGGTACAATACCTTACCCTCGATAAATTATTTGACTTTTCAAAGAATGTCGAGTATTGATGAAGCAAAAAAAGCATTTAGTCCATCCGGATCTACAGATATTCTTAAATTTGATGTTGATCGTAAAGAACCTTATTTTATACACAACTCAATGTTGTACCATGATACTTTATTAAATTTAGCTTTAGCAGAATCAAATCAGGAGGTCCCAATGCAGCAACCACTTGAAGCAGCACGAGCAGGAGTAGCGGATCTGCGTAAAGATTTATATTCAAAACTTTTTCCGCCTACTTCTAGTTTTTCTTTTGATGAATTTAACAGAGCATATAGTTCTAATCCTGAATTGGCTGCTATACAAGACGAAATGTTAGCGCTTGGGGCTGAACCTGGTGAAAGGGGCGGACTTGTTCTTCCTCGTGGACATGAAGAACTTCAAAGAAGATATGATCAACTTAGAGCAACCGCACTTACCGAAGCACAGTTACAAGCATTGGGAGGATCAAGAAGAACAAGAGTAAAGGGATCCACCAACAATAGAAGAACGAGAGTAACGAGAAGAATGAGAAGAACGAGAAAAATGGGAAAATCGGGAAAAACGAAAAGAATGAGAAGAAAATAGTAATAATCCAGTAATAAATTATTGTAAAATATTCCTCAATAATTAATAATAATAATAATAATTATTATATTAATTATAATAATAATTATTATATATATGTATATATAGTAATATTCGTTATAGCGACGCGCGACTACAATACAATTATTGACTTACATTTATAAAATGAATAAATCGAAATCAAAAAAAATAAAGGATAGAAGAATGCAGTCAAATAAAACAAGGAAAAATATAAATAAAAATAAATCTCTAAAACGTATAAAACGCGTATTTTCAAAAGAAGATTATAATAGCGGTGACGGGATGTTGACATCGGTATGGGGACCGCCCATGTGGCATTTTTTACACACGATGAGTTTCAATTACCCCGTAAATCCGACCGCAGAAGATAAAAAGAATTATTCTGATTTTGTTTACAATTTGAGGTACGTGTTGCCGTGCAAGTATTGTAGAATAAACTTGACAAGCAACTTGAAGGCCAATCCGCTCTTGGATTGCCATTTAAAATCGCGCGAAGCATTTTCGAAATTCATTTACCGTCTTCATGAAATCGTGAATAAACGGCTCGGGAAAAAATCGGGACTTTCATATTGCGACGTGCAAGAGAGATACGAGCATTTTCGATCACGTTGCACCAAAAACGACCCCCCTCCTAAATTGTTTGATTTTTCGAAGAAAAAGGATAAAGAAAAGGGATGCACCGAACCGCTTTACGGACATAAAGCCAAATGTGTTTTACACATTGTTCCTCAAACAATGGATGTTCCTTCTCTCCGAGTGGATGATAAATGCGTGAAATATAAAATTGCTGGAGGTGGAGAGGAATTATAAAAATGATAAAAAATGATAAAAGATATAAACAATTTTGAAATATCTGTAAAAAGTAAAGAAACAAAAATATAAATTGAATATTTTATTTGTTTTATATTTATACACACACACGAAATACGCACGAATCGATCGATGAAAGTAGTTGGAGTTTACCATTCTGACATTGGTGACGACACTCGAAAGGGATGGGATGCACTTATCAATGGTCGTCGTCTTAAACAGTTGGAAATTGCTGTCATTTCGCCAGATGAAAGTGCAGATGAAATACCGGAACGTGTCAGTCGGGAGGCAATTCGACTTTTTGCGAGCATTGTCGTGAGAACGTTCAAGAAGAATGGACGACCTGGAAAATGGTATGTTAAGTATATGGAAAACAAAACACGAGCCGACGATGATGCTGTTGAATGTTGCGTTATTGCAAATCAAACGAAGAGGCCGTTTTCCGGTAGGAAATGTTGGATTCTCTCGCATTTGATACATGAATAAAAATGAATAAAATACAATTCACTTTTTACTTTTTTTATAAATAAACTAAAAAAACATTAACACAGAAAAACATTATCACAAAAAAAAATATATATAGATTATAAGCAATAATTATAATAATAATAATAGTAAAAATGTTGAATAAAATTGATGGAGTTTTGTTTCTTATTTTAGCACTTTTGCTTGGTTTAATTGGTTCTTTTTTTTATACACCCGTTCGAGAGAATTTTATATCAAACCTTCTTCAACCAGGCGTGTTTCCCGAGAGCGTTTCAAAACCAATACTGTATGGCGACTATCCTATCCAAAAGGGCGTTTTAGGATTATCTGATTTAAATAGCAAGTCGCTTTCAGCATTTTATCCTGTATTTCCGAGCAGTTATCTTCAACGAACAAACAATGTGCGATACTGGGCAACACCGAACGACGGAACATGCAGTCCTGCCAACATGTGTGGCATGCTCTACGACAACAAGACATTCGATATTCATAAATTTCCAAAGATGATTCCATTTTCATCCAAAAAAACGCGGGTCAACATGTTTGCATTTGATGAAGATGCCACGTCAGACATCGCCGGAAATAATTGTTAAAGGGGATTCGATTCTGTAGAGATAGAGAGAGAGAGAGAGAAAATGAACAATAATAATAACAAAATAATAATAAAAATAATAAAAAATGTATTCTAATTTATTATAAGAATAGTCCTGAATGACACGTATTTTCATGATGACTATTCACATTTTGAGATGAAATGGGAACAAACGAACCATCGTCATTGAGTTCGATTTTTGTTTGTTTGATTTGAAGCTGACTGTTTTGGTCATTCTTTTTAACGACTCGACGCTTAGGGGCCCGGTGGTCATATCCGGTGACTTTTTCTGTTTCGACAATTTTCCAAAGTGCTTCAATTTTAACAACTGCATTTTTGAACCATTCCTTGTCTCTTGCAACAAGAACGCAACTATAGACTTCGAGGCGCCAGTAAATGTTTTTGACCCACGTAATTGCGTCGTACGCATCTATCGTTTTTTCAAACCATTCATCAAATTCTTGCTTAGTGCTTATTTCAAGTGGAGCATATTGATAGAATGGCTTGTCGTCCTTAATAAAGCAAACAATCACTCCGCGCCGTTTTCCACTCGGGTTATAATTCCACTTTGTTTCATCATTTACTTGATTTGAGTCGGCACAAAATGCAGTTTCATCTTCGTATTCCACAAATTTTGTTTCTAAAAAATCGCAATCCGGTAGACGACACACCTCCATCTGAATCTGCATCTGAATCCAATAATCTTCTTTTGGAATGCCTGTTATCTCTCTTGAAACCACATTTTTAATTTCGAGCATTCTTCCGTAGAGATGAGATGTCGGACATACATTAATTCCATCGGGCGACGCGCCTATAAAGTAATACGCGGGATTTGGATGTTTTATGCATCCAAACTCTTGGACTTTTGTACAATTTATAATTTCGTATAAATCTTTTGACACTTTTTCATATTTTTGACCCCAGTGGAGTGACGACTCCGTGTTTACTTTATTGTATTTTTCTGTATCGATTGGGCTACATTTTTCATAGATTAGTTGATTTTGAGTCGACTGGCTTCCAAAAACTTTCCAAACGGAACTTGCAGTAATTAATCCGTGGCGGTGTTTATACCACTCATCCGTTCTTTGTTCCGGCTGATATACCGACTCTAGATATTCTATTTTTTTTCTCATTTTTTCTATTCTTTCATTTTTTTTGTCTTCTTCGTTTTTTTTGTCTTCTTCCCCATTTTCACAGTTTTCATTCTCTAGATCTTCCTTTTTTGTCTTATTTAATTCATTCGTTGATTCGATTGTTATTGATTCGATTGTTGTTGATTCGATTGTTGTTGATTCGATTGATTCAGTTGATTCAGATTGTTTATGATTTTCCATATATTTTAGAATAACAACCATTTCCGCAGATGTTATATCTGTTTGTGTTTCCACATCCACATTAATTTTTGCTGCTGCATTTTTTTTCCTCATAGGATGGATATTGAATGTATTGAATGAATGTATTGAATGTAACGTAAGAATGTGTGTGTGTGTATCTCTATGTTGAGAATATGTTTTGGATATATTAATTTTAATATTATGTTTATATTCTATTTTTATATTTTCTGAACTTATATAACTCTGTAAAGGTGTTGCAGTGTTCCGTTCTAATAAATCAATTTTTATTTAATTATACGGTGTAATTATTTCATTGTAAATATTTCATTGTAATTATGTAATTTCATTTATCATTATTTTCATTTGTTTTGTCATGTTTATAAAATGAATGTTGCTTACTTGTATTTATATAAAAATTGATTTACAAGTATTTTTATATAAATACAATATATTGCTACTATATACCTTTACGGATTTACGTTTCTACCATGGGATCAGGACAATCATCGTCGTCGTCATTATTTCGCAACCAGTCGAGTTGCATGATTGTATCCATTGAAGGCAATATTGGGTCGGGAAAAACAACTGCAAAGAATAATCTCAGGGAGTATATTTTGCGAAATAATGGGTTAAGATCAACCATTTTTGTGGATGAGCCAACGGATGAATGGCAAACGATAAAAGATGAAAATGGTGTGCCGATTTTGGTAAATTTATATAGTGATTTAAAGCGGTTTGCGTTTCGATTTCAAATGATGGCATACATTTCTCGACTCAAAAAATTAAGGGATGCTTTGAGAAATCCAAACACGAAAATTATCATTACGGAGCGGTGTCTTATCACTGATGCGCACGTGTTTGCAAAAATGCTTTACGATTCGAAACACATTGAAGAAGACGAGTATCAAATTTACACAAGGTGGTTTGATGAATTCGCAAAAGAAGTCGAACCTTCATGTATTGTGTACTTCAAAGCATCCACGGATGTTTGCATGACCCGAATAAAAAAACGAAATCGTGACGGCGAACAAGACATGCAGCGCGATTATTTAGACAAGTGTAACACTTATCATGATGATTGGTTAGTAACAGATCCGACGGAGTTGATACCGGTTCTGATAGTAAACGCGAATGAAGAAAATTCCGATTATAGCGCCGACATTTATAAATACATCTACGACATTCGCGCTTCAAAAATTATCGGAGTGTTGCATCATCTGAAAACCTACATTAATGCAAGCACTCGTAACTAGCTAGTCGCAAACAGTCGTGTGGTGTTTTTTCATGTGCTGTTGATATATAAAACGTTGAGTTGTTTTCGAGACTTGTATTTTAATAGATCCAATTCTCTCGATGTTGTCGGAAATAAATCACGCCCGTAAATGTCTTGAAGCAGCAGCCATTCAAACATTCCTCCCGTATAAATAAATACATTTTTTATTCCAAGTTTTACAAGCTGATCGTATTTCGAGTAAATGTTTTCATCGTTTGAATTGGTTCCGTAAACAATAATCGTAATATCGTGAGAATACTTGTTTTTTAAAATGCCATTTATAATTTCTTCTTCTTCTTGTATTGAAACCGTATTTTGAATTAAACACGACTGCATGTTTTTATCCATTGTATTTATAATTATATATTTGTGACTATTTTCATCCGTTTTATTTTTGTATGGAAACTTGCATGCGTATTGCACGTCTTCATAATTTATTTTATGTTTTGAATGATTCGATCCCATATTTATTTTTTAGCATGTATCATTGATAAAAAATATGCACATCTGTTTAATAGTTTTTTCTTTTTCATAATTTTAATTTTATAAATATGTTGTAAATAAAATATTTATAAAAAATTGATTATTGTAACAAGAACAAAAAAAACACTAGAACAAGAACAAGAACAAAAACAAGGATAAATAATACAATAAAAAGTATGAATTATTTTACTTCCAGTTCCAATTATTCGATTATTACCGTGGAACCGAATACAAACGGCACGCTCGCCGAAGATTCAGTTACAAGTCCATATAATGAACGGGCAATGATTATTCTAATGTATTTGGGAATATCGCTAGTATTCGGAGTTCCAATTTTAATATTCCTTTTATGCGTCTATAAGATGAGAGGAGATGCCCCGTGCAATATAAAAGAAGCGTGCTGTGAGTGTTGTTTATAATAAAATTTTTACATAAATATTTTTTTATACACAAAAAACAACATTTTTATTTATACAACATTTTAATCCACTTCTTCAATATTTGGCCCAGAACTCGCACTTGCATTTGAAGGGCTGCCGGAATCAGAACCACCGGGATAAAGCTTGGACACAATTGGCGCAACAATACCCTCCAATTTCTTTTGCTCGGCTTCATATTCTTCTGCACTGGTATTTGACCCGGACGCCGTTTCCAGCCAGTCGAGCGCCGATTTACACGCGTCTTCGATTGTCGCACGGTCGTTTTCGGACAACTTGTCTTTTACTCCGGGTTCAGACGTAGAACTCTTAACGGAATACACATAGTTTTCAAACCCGTTTCGCGCGTCGATTTTTTTCTTGTGTTGGGCATCCTCATCCTTGTATCGCTCCGCTTCGGAAACCATGCGCTCAATTTCGTCTTTTGACAGTCGCCCCTTGTCATTCGTAATCGTGATTTTATTCGACTTTCCACCGGCTTTATCCATGGCATTCACATTTAACACGCCGTTGGCGTCTAGGTCAAACGTCACCTCGACTTGCGGAACGCCGCGCGGCGCGGGCGGAATGCCGTCCAACTGAAACTTCCCTAAAATGTTGTTGTCCTTTGTTAGCTGGCGCTCGCCTTCAAACACTTGAATTAAAACGCCCGGCTGATTGTCCGCATACGTTGAAAACGTTTGACTCTTCTTGCACGGAATCGTAGAATTGCGCTCAATCAATTTGGTCATCACGCCGCCGGCAGTTTCAATTCCAAGTGACAGCGGCGCAACGTCCAACAATAAAATATCTTGCGTAACCTTTGACTGACTGCCTGTCAAAATTGCCGCTTGCACCGCCGCTCCGTACGCCACCGCCTCGTCAGGATTAATCGAACGATTCAATTCCTTGCCATTAAAATATTCCGTAAGCAAACTGCACACTTTGGGAATGCGCGTCGAACCGCCGACCAGTACGATTTCGTGAATGCTGCTCTTCGACATTTTAGAATCCCTTAGCACGCGATCCACCGGGTCAATTGTCGAACGAAACAAATCAATGCACAGCTCTTCAAATTTTGCGCGTGTGATTTTAGTCATAAAGTCCGACCCGTCGAATAACGAATCCACTTCAATCGTCGTCTCTGTAGATGCCGAAAGCGTTCGCTTCGCGCGCTCGCATGCCGTTCTAAGTCGCCTGAGTGCCCGGTTATTTCCAGTAGGATCCTTCTTGGTCTTGCGCTTAAACTCTTGCACACACCAGCTCACCAGCCGGTTATCAAAATCTTCTCCTCCCAAATGCGTGTCTCCGGCAGTAGCTTTGACCTCAAAAATACCATCATCAATGGTGAGAAGCGACACGTCAAATGTTCCGCCTCCCAAATCGAATATTAAAATATTACTTTCGCCTTGACCCTTCTTGTCGAGGCCGTATGCAATTGCGGCAGCAGTCGGCTCGTTAATAATCCGCAACACGTTGAGACCGGCAATTGATCCGGCGTCTTTTGTGGCTTGCCGCTGGCCGTCGTTGAAATACGCCGGAACCGTAATCACGGCATCTTTCACTGCAGAACCCAAATAACTTTCCGCAATTTCCTTCATCTTTACTAGAACCATTGCAGAAATTTCTTCTGGAGAAAATGTTTTCTCTTCCCCTTTAAAATTTACCTGAATGTGTGGCTTACCACCGTCTTTTCCGACAACCTTGAAAGACCAGTGCTTTATATCGTTTTGAATACACGAATCGTCGATTTTTCTACCGATCAAACGTTTGGCGTCAAACACCGTATTTTCCGGATTCATCGAAACCTGGTTCTTCGCTGCATCTCCGATTAGACGTTCGCTTTCCGTAAATGCAACATACGACGGTGTCGTTCTATTTCCTTGATCGTTTGCAATAATTTCTACACGCTCGTTTTGCCATACACCGACACACGAATACGTTGTTCCCAAATCAATTCCAATCGCTTTTGGCATTCTTTCGTTTGCTATTTGTTTTTGATAATCTTTTTTATCGTGTTTTAATCTACTATTATCTTTTTAAATGATTTCAATAAATATTGTAATGCTTGTATTTGTTTTATGCTGGTCCGCTCCGCTTTCCGCTTTTGTATCATTTTGATATAAAATATATTAAAACAATTTAAACCAATTTTTAATATATTATAAAGAATTGAACTTTCATACAAGTTTATTTATTTATCAGCCATGAGAACTAAAAAAATCAAAACCGGCACCACAGAAATTAAAACCGAGACAGAACTATTGCCTTGTTCTATTACAGATAATACTGCAGTTATGGTCGCATCAACGGTGCATGAACCAATCCTTCAAATAAATATTACAGATAGTGTTGAAAATGTGGTTATTGACAACACAGTTGTCGTAGAAAAGAAAAAGAGAGGCAGAAAAAAACTTATTAAACCTGAACCCGCAATTCAACCGAGTTCATGCGACCAAAATGATGGCGTTGATGGTAATAGTACTGAAAGTCTAGACACAGTCGATAAAAAAGAAAAAGAGAAAAAACAGCGCAAAGTGCGAGTTTCAAAGCAAGAGAAGCAAGAAATTGCGGCAAACGACGATTTTGCTCACGATGATAATGATCAAGAATCGTCTTCTACACCAACGTCATCTGCAACCGTTGTTCACAAAAAACGAGGACGAAAACCGCGAGGCGGCAAAATCATTCATGAAAATCAAATTCAGAAAAATAACAGTCCAGACGTCCCGAACATTATATTGCATTTAAAGTGCGTTTTATCAGACCTCAAGAAGTCAAACGACCTAAGTTCTAATAAACTAGAAAACTATTGTAATGAAAAAAAAACGGAAATATTGTGTTATAATGACAATGACCAAGCTGCTTCATTCTCTTCAGAGCTGTCTAATGTGTCAAAATATGAAAATGATTGTAAAATTAAAACAATACACTATACTAAAGATGTCATCGCAGTCAAAGAACAGCGAACAGAAAAAGAAGATAATTCGACGTCGTCATCATCGTCATCAAGATCAACCGCAAATCAAAAATATGATCCTTTAACTTTTTCTTCGATAAACGCACACCACCACACCACGCCAATGACCGAACCAACTCATGTAAGTGCGCTTTCATTTCCCTTTCCGGATAAAGAAGTAAATGATGGTGGCGACTGTGGTTTAGATTGTAAAAGTGCGACGAATAAAGAGATATGGAAAAAAATTTCACAGCTTAAATTGAACTTTCATAAAAATGATGCGTTGGGTGTGCAACGTTCGGCATGTTTTTGGGACACGTGTGAATTTGATACACCGCCAATTTATATTCCAATGTCATCAACAAAGGGGTACGGCTGTTTTTGTCATCCCGAGTGCGCGGTGGCCTTTTTGATGAGTGAACATATCGACACATCTGTTAAATTTGAACGCTACTATCTGTTGAATTCAATCTATGGTCCAATATACAATTATAATAAAAGTATCAAACCTGCGGCAAATCCGCATTATTTGTTAAATAAATTTTACGGCAGTTTGACAATAAACGAGTATCGAAAAATGTTTCAGTGCGAACAGGTTGTTTACATGGTGAATAAACCGCTCACGAATGTTTTACCTGAACTTTATGAAGACAATAATGATTTTTTTATTGGAAACAAAATTATTCAAAATAATAATACGATTGAAATAAAAAAAAAAGGAACTAAAAATGCGAAATCTTCCATTCTAAATGAAGCATTTGGTATAAGATGATATTAGGTAGATAAACATACTGTTGAGTTGTGAGTTGTTGTGAAAATATATCTAACATATCTATCTAACCGTAAAAATAATATGGTTAATTATAATCATATTATTTATAAAAAATACACATTTTTCTGTGTTTTTTTTATATAAAATTAGTCATTTTTTTCCTTTATCTTGTTTATTTTTACATTTATGTTGTTGCCGTTGTTGCCGTTGTTGCCGTTGTCGCATTCTTGTTCGCGTTGTTTTTTCATTTCAATCAGTTTTTTTATTTCTTCCATCTTTTTTGCCCGTTCTTGTTGAATGATATAATTTCGCGACCCCGAGTCCATAATGTCCCGTATTACCGAAAACACTTTTTGATTTTTTGTTTTTTTTACATTTTCATCTTCTTTTACGCCAATCCCCAAATATTCGCCAACAACTTTCATTACATCATTGTTGCACGCTTCTAATTTTTGAGTTGCCTCGCTTTCATCATAATTTGTTTGTGTCATAATAAATTGAATTTGCTGTTTTCGTCGGAGTTCCATTTTTTCTTTCAGCCACTCGTTTCTTTTTTGTTGTTCTTCTTTTCTTCTTTCCACATCTGTATCGGAAATTGGTACCGGGGCGTCGGATTGTTGTTGTTCTTGTTGTTGTTCTTGTTGTTGTTGGTTATTATTCATTCGCGTATGTATATGTATATACAATATTGTATTAAATATTTTTTAAATCATATTAAACAAACATTTATATTATATGTATCATAGGTTATCGCGGATAAACTTTTAAATGAATAACGAAAACGGTGTAAGTGGCCAAAATAAAATTGTAAATGTGCGCGGAGTTGCGTTTGATATATCTTCAATACTGAATGATGTTACGGTATCTATTCAAAATAATATTCAAAGATCGTTGGATGGAGCGTTGAAAGATTATGAACTATATAAATCGACACACGATGCTATACTCCAACTACCATTTGTTCGCGATCTTTATATTCAAAATCAAGAATTGGTTTCTCAACTTGAAATGTTGGAACAACCTAACGCGCAATCACAGCCAATTCAGTTAAAAATTGATGAACTTTCGCCGCAATCATCTCCTGTAGTAATGCATTCATACTTTCAAACTGGTGACAACTATTATGAAAATACGTTTACGAAAAATACGAATGAAAAATTATCAGACACAAACGATGAGGACAGGGATAAAGAGTCACAAGAATCCGAAAAAAGCGATAGTAATAGTAGTAGTAGTAGTAGTGAAGCGGAATCAGAATCTCAAGAAAGTGCTAGCGAAGAAGAATCTGAACAAGAAGAAGCTGAAGAAGCAGTAAGTGCTAGTGAATCAGAAGACCAAGAACAAGCTGAACTAGAAGATGAAGAAGAAGAAGCTCAAGCAGAAGAAGAAGAAGCAGAAGCTGAAGCTGAAGCTGAAGAAGAAGAAGCTGAAGCTGAAGAAGAAGAAGAAGAAGCTGAAGAAGAAGAAGCTGAAGAAGAAGAAGCTGAAGCAGAAGAAGAAGAAGAAGAAGCTGAAGAAGAAGAAGCTGAAGAAGAAGAAGCTGAAGAAGAAGAAGCTGAAGCAGAAGAAGAAGAAGAAGAAGAAGAAGTACATGAAATTGTAATTAAAAATGTTACGTATTTTACAACAAACGAAGAAAACGGAGATATTTATTCATGTGTGGATGGCGATGTTGGTGAAATTGTAGGCAAATTTAAAAACAAAAAACCAGTTTTCATGAAACGAAAATAAATAAAGCAACATGTTTTAGAAAATAAAAAATAAAATGAAAATTACAAATAATAAAAATGTACCATTTTTTATTATTTTTATAATTATATATATTATACTATTATTATACTATTTACTATTATTAATATTATTTATTATTTCATAAAGTTATAAATAAAAAATAAATCGTTGAATTTGAATATCATGATTGTTGAGTATATATGTCCGCCTGCAATATTATATTTAGCTTTTTCAGTCACTCAAATTATAATTGATATGTTTAGAGGCGATACAACCACCGCATTTCTAAAATTCATTGTAATGATCATATTTACTGTAGTTTTAAATTTATTATGTAGTGCAGGACTTGGAATCATTTCATGGTTTATTGTTTTTATACCGTTTATTTTAATGACTTACATTACTACAGTTCTCGCATTTGTTTTTGGAATACCAAATAAGGATGCTTTACGACCCCAACGACCTGAACGCAAATCTCGCGAAGACCATGAACGCGAACGAAATCGTGATATTGTGGGCGGATGTGCTGGAACACGTTACGGTTGCTGCTATGACGGAACTACCGCTAAAGCGGATAAAGACGGTTCAAATTGTCCCCATAAGAGACATGACCGCCCTCAGTATCATCATCATCACCACCATCACAATGACCCTGGTCCTGATCCCAGTCCTGATCCCAGTCCGGATCCCAGTCCGGATCCCGACCATCATCATCATCATCATCATCGTAAACAAAAGTGCGTCGGAACAAAATACGGGTGTTGCGATGACGGTGTGTCAGTAAGACCTTGTCCCAAACTCATTGGCGCTAATGGAACCGATTCAAGCGACCCTGATAAAATTGTTGGCGCTTGTGGAGGGTCGGAATTTGGTTGTTGTCCAGACGGAACAACATATGCTCTTGCAAACCCGTGCCCTGTTACCCCCGCTTCATAGAATCGCGACAAAAAACAAATAGTTAATAATTTAATATTTTAAAATATCTAGAAATATAATAAATATTATACATAAAATATATAAAAATATTATGATAATATATATTATATACTATCACACTATAATATATATTATATCAATTCATTTATTTACCTTTTTTATGAACAGATTTACACTTTGTAAAAATATACAAAAAACTTACTATAATAATTGTAACGACCTTTTTCAATTAGAAATTGCAGAAATTGCAGAAACTGAATTAAAATTGATTGGATTATTTATTGGTTTGTCAGGAATCATTTATTTAAAAAACAATAAGAATTTAATTTCCGAGTGTTTATTTTACATTGGTTACCATTCATTTTTAGCCGTAACAAAAATATCAAATGCATACACGAAAATTAAAAATTATTTTGTTTCTTCAACCTCGAATTCTCAAATGAACCGTCAAAATAAAACACAAACACGCGTTTATGATGAAATAAAAGTGATTAAAAATGGCGTTCGTAATGCACATTTCGAAACGATGGAGACTTTTAAGGAATCGTGTTATTTAGGAAATCCAAATGATTATTATGATATGGATGAAGTTATAGAGGATTCTAGTTCTACTTCTTCTGCGTCCTGTGCGTCCTCTGCGTCATCTTTTGATTCTGACGCGAATGAGTGCAGCAGTTCTTCGTCGCCGTTGTCACCTTCATCCACACGTGAACAGTCGTTATCATCACAGCCATTGTTTATAATGGAAAATAATGAATCTAGTAATACAATCGACTTTAAGACGTTTGATTTCATCATGCACACAAATTACATGTATCCTGAATCAACTGAAACATCTGGACAAAATTATACGAAGATTTATAGAACATTTGTTGAAAACGATTTTTATGCAGATAAATCGACATATAAAAAGTCGAATGCAGAAATGATTATTTGCAATATAGAAATAGAGGGTGATGAGGGCAGTGATGGCGATGATGGCGATGATATCGAAGAATATGAAATTGAATTAACACATCCTTATAATTTCAACGTCGTCGGAAATATCATTTTAGATGAAAAATTTGTTTACTGGTACATGCTTAAAAAATATAATTACGCATTAAATTCTTCTTCAAATTACAAAGTTACGTGCATCACAAAAGACATTAAGACGTTTCAACTCGACCGGTCGTGCGGTTTGCGAGTAAATTTGAATGATTATGAAAAGGTTAACAAACCGTTCATTGCGCCACCGTCGTCGTCGTCATAAATTCTGATTTTATTATTTAATTATTATTTAATTATTATTTATTTATTATATTTATTATATTCGATATTCGGAAATTAAATATAATAAAATATACTTATACGAATATAAACATTTATAATATTTATATTAATTATTTTAAAAATCAATATAAATATATTATCTTATTAAGTTATTATGGCATCGTTCGAAGTAATTCAAACAACGTTGACAGAGGAAGGAAATATTCATACAACAAGCATAAAAAATAATACTACCAACACCATCAATACTGTAAATACAAATAATAAAAATATGAGTACTGTAAAAGCAACCTATTCTGAAAATAATACAAATATATTCAAAAAGGGGGCAGGTTCCACCTCTGATTCAAAAGAAAAAGACGTTGTTGTCGTTTCAACCAATTCAATCCTGCACGACTTGTCGGATGGGTGGATTCTTTGGGCGCATTTACCTCACGACACCGACTGGAGCTTGAAAAGTTATATGAAGATTTATGAATTTAATACCGTAGAACAGGCAATCACAATCACGGAAACGCTGCCGCCCGTTTTGGTTACCAATTGTATGCTGTTTTTAATGCGAAAGGGTATCAATCCGATCTGGGAAGATGAGCGAAACAGAAACGGCGGTTGTTTTTCATACAAGATTCCAAATAAGGACGTGCCTGACGCGTGGAAACAGCTTTCGTATTCGCTGGTTGGAGAGACCATGTCCGATAATAAAAAGTTGTTGCCGCACATCAACGGAATCACAATTTCTCCAAAAAAGAATTTTTGTATTATCAAGGTGTGGCTCGCAAATTGCTCGTTTCAAGACGCGGCAGTTATTCGCGAAGTGCACGGAATCACTTCCCATGGTTGTTTGTTCAAACGACATGTGCCGGAGTATTAATAATGCTGTATATATTTACCTGTGAAATTCATGGTTAGATTAACATTCAATTTATATTTACGAAAATATAAATTGAAAATTTTTGAATTACGTTTTAAATATTCAGTGGTGTTAGCAGCAACAAATCGATTCAGATATGGAATTTATGACGGACAATAAAACCAAGTCCAAGTCCAAATTGGGAGTAGGTAAGTCGGGAAGAAAGAGAATGAACAAAAAGGAGGCATCCAAGTGGTTTCAGACATTAACGCGTCTTGAGCGTTCATTATTGAAACAAGAAAAAAACTCGTCGTCGTCGTCGTCCTCTTCATCAGACGAGGAGAAAAAAATCAAAAAAGAAATGCATGAGCGCGAGCGCGAGCTGCTACTCAAGCGACGTTCCGAACATGAAGCACGCATGAAAGCCCAGTTGCAATCCAAGGCGGAAATCACAAAACAAATACAAAAGTGTAAAGACATGCGCAGTCAACTGATTCCACATCAGATGAGGTTGGCACAGATGCAACTGCATCAATCTCACGCTTATCATGATTACACCCAGTCCGCCCATTTCATGTTCAAAGTTGGCATCTTGGAATGCAGTATTTCAACTGAATTGCGGTTGATACAAAAAGAGGAAAAAGTCCTTTTCGACATGCAACACAAACACCACTGCATCAAAAAATCAATCAAAGATATTATCGCAAAAAGAACCACGCATTCCAACCTTTACACAAAAGTTCAAGCAAAAAATTATGTGGACGACGTACTAGGGGTTTGAAAGCGCACTTGTTGTTGTGGAGGTTGTTGTGGCACTATTGGCGTTGTGGATTACTGTAATAAAATGGTAATCGCCAATTTGTTTTTTTTCTCGAATGTATCTGCTCATTTTTGCAGCACATACATTCTCCGAAATCGCCGCGTCTGCAATACTGTCCCACGTTCCAATAAGCTCGTTGGTTTTGATTTCGCGTTTTTCTACGACTTTTCCGGTTGTATTTTTGTTCGATTTTTGGACTTGTTCCGTCTGTTTAATATAATCTTCCATAAGCGATAGTCCGTAATATCCTTCATTGACTCCATGTTCTGTCCACACGGTTGCTTTAAGCGCATAAGGACACGCATTCAAATATCCTTTGAGTTCCTTCAATTCGACTTCATCAGGCGCGCATTCGCGATGGACGGACTGTTTCCATTTTTTATATTCTCTCAACAATACAGAATTCAGAATTTTGCCAGTGTCCGAAAACTTGCACATTTGAAACAGAAATGTTTCGACCGGCGGCGCATCGGCAGTCGCGAATTTCTTTTTATATTCTGCTTCTCTCAATTTAATGCCAATATAACAATGCGCATTTTGTTTATTGATCGGCATACGCTTCGGCTGAAATCGTGTGTCCATATAACTTTTGAATGCGTGGAATATTTCTTTTTTGGGTTTTGTTTGTTTCCACAGGCGAAATCGCCCTTCCAGTTGAACGGACGATTCATACACGTCTGAACGAACAATGCATTCGGCGGAAACAAACTCGTTAAACATTGCCGTGAATTCGGCACTTGTAGCCGCTGCATCATTCATCGCTTCCTCGTTTATTTCGGGTTCCGGGAAAACCGTGTTGTCATTCTCTTCTTTACGGAATGACTCAATCACCGCTTTTTGTTTTTTCACAATTTCTTGAAGCTGATCATGTTCAACAAGCAGTTTTTTATAATTTTCTGTCATCAAATCAACATTTATTGACAATATTTCATTTTGGCTTCGCAACATTTGAATTTCCGTTTCCATTTTAATAAAATTCTCCATGCATAATTTTCTCGAATCGATAATGTCTTGAATGTATTTTTTAAATTTATCAATCGTCATATTCACTTCATCATATGCAATGATTTCGGTTTTGCATTTGTCATTCACTTGAATCGTGCGCAAATGTTTTTGAATTTTTGAGTGCTTCTTCATGAGATTCTCAATCTCGGTCTTGTTCTGCACTCGAAACGCAGACACTAATCTGAAATTCATATACTTTTTGCGGTGGTCCAGCACTCGATTCGATAAATCATTCGAAATGCCAAATTTTATCAGTTTTTCTCCTTTTTCATTCGTGTTGTCAATTGTTCCAAAATAAACGCACTCTGTATTCTGTGGAAATTGTGCAATAATTACTTGTTCAACCGCACGGATTTTTTCTTTTTCTTTGGTGGTTTCAATTGATAATAATTGTTTTTGCAAATCTTCACTTTCTTCCATTAAAACTTCATGAAATACTTCCTCCATCTTTATGAAATAATCATGAATTTCGTCCGCTTTTTTTGTTCCTGCCTTCAAACAGAATTTTTTAAAGGTTTCAACATTCAACATGATTGTTTCCTTGTTGTGACCACCTCGATTGCTTTTTTTTGCTTCTCCTGTTTCGGCTCCAATGGGAATAATTGTCGACTTTGTTTGCTCCACAGAGCTGTGGAGGAAACGTTTATAATCTTTATCGATAATAAAATTTTTTTCCACGACTCTTTTTGCTGCATCTTTTTGACTAAATCCCAGCCATTTCCACACATTATCAAGGTCAATGACAAAGTCGGTCTTTGGATTGTATTTGAAATAACAGTAAAAGCTTGAAATAAATAACTGCTGTTCATAACTTGTAAATTTTGTTTTTATTCTTTCAACCAGTTTTGACTGGCTATTTGCATGCAACATTGTAACAGGGTTGCTTTCTATCAACCCAACAATGTCAATACTCTCTTTCTTATCGGTTCCTTGCATTTTATATATCTATTCTGTCGTTGTCTTTATATTGTTTTGCTTTTTGTTTTTATTTTCAATTTTATTTTTTAATTATATTTACTTTTGCTTTTAAAATCAAAAGCAATCCAAATTACCATTTATTTTTTCGCACATTAATTTTAGGCCCTGAACCCTTTTTGTTAATGTTTTTAGGGTCATATGACTCCTCTTCATCATCAGAATTTAAATCCTTGCTCATCTCCCAGAATTCTTTACTACCGAGTTTAAACGGCCCGTGCTGTTGCGCCTTGTACCAGAAAATTTGGTCCTGTAGCTTATTCGACTTGGCATTATTGTTTATCACCAAACACTCGAAGTTTTCAGTACACTGATCCATCACCTGACAAAAGGACTCAAAGGTCGGAAACATACCCGCATAATTTTCATAGATACGTTTTCGGTTACCAATATACGGCTCTCGCAGGATAAATACGTAATCAATGTTGGTTCTCAAATTGGGCGGAATGCCTAAAGGATATTGCATTGTGATGACCAGCATAATCTTCCAATGACGGCCGTTCATGAAGAGGAGGCGCATCATAGTGTCGCGGGTCCATTTATTATCGAACAAGCAATCGTCGAGAACGACAAAGGTTCGGGGGTCTATGGTGGTCCGTTTATATGATTCCATTTCTTTTTTGACTTGTTTCAGGACTGCTTTTTGTCGTTTCAGGATATTTTCTATGATGGCGGTATTGTATGCGTCATGGATGAAGAGTTTTGGCACGTGTTCTCCGAAGAATCCGTTTCCTGCTTCTGTGCCCGAGATGACGGTTCCGATGGGGATATCTTGGTGGTAATACATGAGGTCTTTTACAAGGAAACTTTTACCGGTATCACGACGACCGATGAGGACGATAACGGGACCTTTATTTTCGTCGGGTCTAAAGCTGATGGAGCGCATATCGAATTTTCCTAATTCTAAATTCATTTGGATTTTTGATTTATATTTTTTTTTGAGAGAGAAGAGAGAATAATAATAATGTAAATGTTGAATAAATATAAGTAAAAAATTGAATATGGAATATGGAATATGAGATAATGAAATAATATATTTGGTTAATTTAAACTCATTTTTTTAAACAATAAATAAAATATTATATATAAAATAAATACATAAATAAGATAAAATAAGACAAAATAATGTCAACAAAAAAATATAAAAATGGTAAAAATGGTAAAAATAGTAAAACAAGGAAGAGGTTTTTATACAATCCGAATGATCCTAAAAAATCGTTTGATGTGTATATTGATAAAAATCCGAGGGATACGATACATATAAAGTATAAAACGGTGGACGATGTTAAGGCGACCATTCGAAAATTGGAACGGCTTTATAAGGATAAAAAGTATACACACAAGCGCATATGGCAGGTGGGAATGATTATGAAGGTCCGATTAGAAGTGTTGCGAAATAAAAAACCAAAGGAGTATCATTTAGCTAAAAAGTATTTTGATTTTCTTAGCGAGAGAACAAAAATGGATGATAATAAAGATCGATACAAGGCGACATTTAAAGTATAATGTATAAATGTATAATATGAGAGTAGAGTAATATAAGATAAGAATAAATACGAAAAATATTCTTATGAAAAATAAGTTTAAATACTTGTATTTTTCTATGTATAGACAATATTAATTTATTTTATATTTTATTCAAAACAACATTTAACATTTTCTCTCAATCTCTCTAAAATGTCTTGTATAAAAAATGCATTTGAATTATATTATCAAAAGCCAAAGAATGAGAATCTTCTTAAAAATTTAGAAGAAACGCGCATGGGACTTTCGTCTTGTCAAAATTTTATTCCATTGTATTCCACTTTTTTTTCTTTGAACGACACAAACTATAATTCTATCAATTTGAATCAGACGTTTAATCTACAGTCGATTCTTTACTCTGAATCTGAAGAACAAGAAGATGATCGCCATTTTAAAAATATTGCAAATGCAAGTGTAAAAAAACGAAACGATGATGATGATGGAATTACAAACGTCCCTGTTTTTTTCAAGTTCTCTCCGCTTTTAGATCCGATCAAATATTTGGCAGGCAGTTATGACACCAAAAATGAAGCGCTGCTCCATCTTCCTGAACTGCATTCTTTGCCGATTCCTAATTTCGCTTCCGATAAAAGTTCTGATCCCGATAAAAGTTCTGATCCCGATAAAAGTTCTGAAAAAGACGATAAAGATAAAGAAAATCATTATTGTCATTCAAAGGTTTTGGACCCGAATAATTCCGCGTATGTGGACGGATTTTTCTCGTATTTATCGAGCCAGCTGCTGCATGTGCATGATTTTATACACGGAATCGATTTTTACGGATCGTATCTAGCGATTCAAAAAGATTTCATAGTGAATATATTCGACGATCAAGAGTATTTGATGAAGAATGAGTTTTTCAAAGATAAAAACGGACTACTCTTCTATTACGACGAGTCAGAATGCGAAAAGTTTTTAGAATGGAATCAAGAGAGAAGAGAGAAAAATAGTAAACAGACAAAAAGTATGAATTCTAAAATAAAGATTCTGAATAGCGTTGAGATTGTTGCCGAAGAGTTGCAGCAAGAGCAAGGAGGAGTGAAAGGAGAGCAAGAAGAGCAAAAGCAAGATGTTAACAATGATGGACGAGAAGAATCTGTGCTGGTTGACATATCTGAATCTGATATTTTTAATATTGATGACGATAAAAAAGCAGATAAAACAGATAAAGAAAATGGCGAAGAAGAGGAAGGAGGAAAAAATGGAAATGAAAATCAAAAATTAAAGATTGGATGCAGTTATGATGCAGATGACGCATCATCGTCGTCTTCGTGTTCTTCGCGCTCGTCGCACACAACCAATGAATCGCTTTATAATATGAGCGACGACGGTAGTCAAGATGGCGGCGGCGGCGATGATAGCAGTCACTATAATAGCGAAGACGACCGAGAAGAAGATGAAGAAGGCGACGGAGAAGACGATGAAGAAGAGATTCTGAATGCCACCATTTATAATTTTCCGGTGGAAGTAATAGCGCTTGAGCGCTGCACAAAAACGCTGGATGACTTGATGGTAGAAGATGCGCTCTCAGACGAAGAGTGGGAGGCCGCGCTCATGCAGATTGTGTTGACGCTGGCAACGTATCAGAAAGCGTTTGCATTCACGCATAATGACTTGCACACCAACAATGTCATGTTTAACGAAACGGATAAAAAATTCATCTATTATTCATTCAATAAGAAATTCTACAAGGTTCCGACGTTTGGTAGAATATTTAAAATTATTGATTTTGGCCGCGCTATTTATCGATTTAATTCAAAGCTGGTTTGCAGTGATAGCTTTCATAAAAGCGGAGATGCCGCGACTCAATATAATTGCGACCCGTATTATAATGATAAAAAACCACTCGTTGAACCAAACTATAGTTTCGATTTGTGTAGATTGGGTTGTTCTCTTTTTGATTTTTTCATTGACGATATTGACAATGTGGATGCCGAGTGCAAAAAGAGTCGACTGGTCACGGTAATCGTTGACTGGATCACGGATGACAACGGGCGCAATATTCTCTATAAACAAAGCGGGGTTGATCGATATCCGGATTTCAAATTATATAAAATGATTGCAAGAACGGTTCACAATAAAGTACCGTCACAACAGTTGCTCAAACATGCCATTTTTACACAGTATGAGATCCCCCAAAAAAGTGTGAAAAAATCGATGACTGTTTTAGATATTGATGCGATTCCAAGTTATGTCTCGGGTCAGCAAGGTAAGCAATGATTTGAAATTGTATAATTATATATAATTATATAACCATATTTATATAACTATATTATTTAGTTTATTTCTTCTAATAATATATTTTTTTGTTTAGATATATATAATAAATAAATAATGGATCCTGAACAAGATTTATATTCTTTTTATGATGATGAACCAATAGAACCAATAGGCGTTTTTGCAAACGAGTCGGAGGATGATGAAGAAGTTTTTGCCCAAGCGGCTTTTAGTCAGCCAGGACCAGCTTTTAGTCAGCCAGGACCAGCTTTTAGTCAGCCAGGACCAGCTTTTAGTCAGCCAGGACCAGCTTTTAGTCAGCCAGGACCAGCTTTTGTCCAAGCGGACTTTGATTCAATAAGTCCAGCGGTCAAGAGAATTGAAACGTCACGGATGGCTCAAGCCAACCGAGATGCTGCTTCTGATGAACAACGCGCTGTTGCGACACAGTTAAGAGCAGCACCATTGCCGTCGCCTCATACAAGTCATAAATCAAAAGGGAACGCAAGTTGTATGGAATGTGCAAATACCCTCAACAAATTATACATTCAAAATGGTTCTACTATTGATTTTGCCATGATAGATTACCGTTGGCCAGTGAATATATGTAGACATTTAAAGCCGGAAGCTAGATGTATCTTGTGTTATGGTATTTCCATGTGTAAGCATAATAGAGACAAATTTCGTTGTGTGAAATGCATGGGGGCGGCATATTGTCGTGATCCCACCCACAGAAATAGAGGTAAAAATGGCGCAGCTTTACGAAAAACTGCTTGTAAAGATTGTATTGCCGAAAAGAGTTTAATTGGATCTATTTTTGTCTCTGAAAAAGGAAATGGAGCAGAAGCCCAGGGGGGCGCAAAACGTTTGATAAAAAGAAAACATTCGACCAAAAGAAGACGTTCTGTCAAAAAAAAACGTTTTACAAAAAGAAATAACAAATAGAAATTATTTATACAAAAAATATATATATTTTTATTATTAACAATATATATATACACTATACTATACACATATAATTACTTGATTCATATTAAATGGTTGTAAATACTCCAAAACAGAGTGCTCCATTAAACTTTAGGACATCCAATTCACTCGTCACAACAAGGGTGCCTCATTATGCTACAAAGGTTGACACAGCAAACAGTTCGGTTCCTGGACTCCATCGCCCAAATACGAATGGCATCCCGTCAAATATAAACCAAGACGACTTTAAAGGCCCGGAATTTAAGGCGCGCCCTATCAAACACTGGAGGCGCCAGCATGTTCCCACCACGGTTGCCAACGCTTCCAATACGTTAGAAGCAGTTTCAAATTCATCATCGGGGAAAAGAATGGCAACCATTGGTCTTTTAATAGACCGCCCGGGCGCTGTTTCGTATCTTGGAGCCAATTCGGATTGCAACTGCGTAGAACCCGGCGGAAATTCATATACGATTAGCGAACATTTTACTCCTAACAAAAAAGCATCCGGCACCATTGTCGAGAATCAAGGAACCGTCAGCATTGGACAAGAAAACGACGCGTATGAAATCAATACCGGTATTTATGAGACCAAGCGCATTTGCTGCAATCCGCAAAATAACGTGATTCGAAGCGCTTCTACGCTGTTAAGCCGAGCGTATTATTCCGACACAACCGGATACCTAAAATCTCGCTGCAAAACGTACCAGCAAAATGCATCTATTAATCGCGCGGCAAACGTCCAATATACTGGCACCGACACCGGCACCGGCACCGATTCTGAATTGCTATGGCCGACCAACAGCGCAACCGGTCCTCAAGTGTACCGAACGAATGACACGTATCAGCCGCGCGTAAATCCGTATGCGTGCAATAATACAGGCGGTGCATCGACCGTGATTTTTAAACCGAATAATCGTCAATATTCAATTCAAGGCGCGGTAGATAGCAGCACCCGAATTGAGAGATTAAAACGCAACGCGATCAATACAAATGCCAATTCTCTTCGAATCGCGTTTGGAAACGAGGCGGCAAGCGCGTGCAGGTTCACAGGAAGCAGCGACACGCCGTTTTTTCTGAAAAACAAGTATCAGCCGCCGATATGCAGTCAGACCAACACGGTTAGTAACTATCGACAGAATAAACGCATATGCACTTTATAAAACGCGCACGCGCACACATGCACACATGTTTTCAAAAGTCGTCTAAACCTGAGGCGGAATAACGTTAACGTTGTTGTCTAAATACGGACACTTTACTACAGTGGGGTTGAACGCGAAACAATTGTCGGCCATGTCCTTGTATTGAAACATGTCCTGATTATCGACGGTGGGGTATACGACGACTGAACGCTGAGACGGCGAAGATAGAAAAATAAAGAGCATGCCTACAAGAAAACTAATCACAAATGTTTTTATAGAGAGATATTTCATAATGTTGATTATTTGTTACTCTATTATTATATTATTTACTTGATTTTTTTTTACTTGATTTTATTTATTTAATATATACAATAGATAAAAAAATAAGTTTATAAAGGGAAATAAAAATCATATAATTAAAGGAAAAAATAAAAATAATGTATAATAATAGACAACACTAGAGTGGTATTCGGTATTCAACAATCATGATCAACATACAAGAATGGATGCACAAATCCAATAGCAAGTACATTATATCGATTATTCTTGGTCTTGGATTGGCCGCATTATTTAGAAAGGCGTGCAAAGACGGAAACTGTCTTCATTTTGAGTCGCCGCCTATAAAAGACGTAACAAACGGACAAATCTACAAATACGGAAACGAGTGTTACAAGTATAATATTTCGACCCAAAAATGTGACCAGAATAAAAAAATGGTGGAATTAAGTAACGGATTGCGTAATATGGTATAGTATAATTTTATTCCATATATTTAGAAGAAAATTATAAAAAATTCATTTCACGCGTCGTCGAGAACATTTAAGGAGTTTATACAGATAGATAGATAGATAGATAGATAGATAGGTAGATAGAAAATAAAATAAAAAATGAGCGACACAACAAGTATCGATGATTTGCCTGGAGCTCCTGCAAGCGCTCTACATGGGTCCGGCATTGTTCAAACTCAGAAACCGGAAATTCCTGTTCAAACGTATAATCCAAATATTGCGGGGGGGGCACAACAACAGCAACAGCAGCAGCAACAACAAGGCCCTCCTTCACAAACCGTCGTGGCAACAAACATGAACGTGAATGAATTTGTCTCTGGATTGCAGCGCGCCACGTCTTCCGGATTAACAGCGCTACCCATTCGAGATGTTCCTAGAAATACCGAATCCGTCATCTCGGATGAACAAACTGTTCCAAATTATATTCCAAGAGATCCCGTGGATTATATACGCGAACACCATGAAAATACGCGCTCTTATATGGACCATCGCGCTAAAATGGCAAACCAGTCAGAATCACTCGACGTCATTTATGAGACACTGCAAGTCCCGATTCTTCTAGCCATTCTCTATTTCACGTTCCAGCTACCAATTATGCGTAAATATTTACTCATGTATTTACCCAGCATTTTTAACAAGGACGGGAATCACAATCTCTCAGGGCTACTTTTTATAAGCGTTTTATTTTCGTGCACGTATTATGGCATCAATTTTGTTTTGAATCAATTTGTTTTGGAGTCGGAATAGACAGAATAACTGTGTTTATCCATGTCCTAAAACATCTTATTTTTATTTGATTGTGTTTTTATTTTATAGAGAGAATGTTTACTTTTCCGACTTTTATTATATTTATTTTTACGTTTGTATTTATTTTTTCGAGATTTATTATATTTTTTCTGAAAATGTTTTGAACCTCCTCCTCCTGCTCCTGCTTCCTCGGATGCCACTCGATTCATTTTTTGAATTATAATTTGATTCGTGTCATTTCCAGTAAAGAAGAATTGAATGGTTTGAAAACATGACACTTCTGCATTTCTTGGCAAAAATTGTAAAATAAAACTTTGTTTTCCATCAAATTCTCTCTTTTTTTCTTCTTTAATGATATCTCCTATATCTATAATATCGAATCCTAATATGCCACCAAATGAAAGAACGCTATACGAAAGAACGAGTAGGTATAAATTAACAATTTTTTGGAACTTTCCTATAGGTTGAACATGTAGTTCCATATTACCACGACCCATATTCGATACCATGTCGAAATTACGTTTTATTTTATCAGCATAATTTTTTTCTATTTTTTCTTTTGTTAGAAAATCAATAGTTGATCTGTATTTATCTTTATGTTCTATTGTGAATGAATACATTATTTTTTTTAGTTGTAATACATTTTGCAAGTATTTACCGAATTTTTTACCATCATCGCCTGAAGTATCATCTATGATATGATTATAATATTGAACAAAAAAATCTATAAATGCGTTTATAATATTTACGTGATATTTATTGTTATCAGGGTATTCGGCAGTTTGTAGACAATCCACTTCGTCTTCCTCGAGTTCTGCACCCCTTTTACATTTCAACGCGGGTATGTCCAAATCTAAACTTGTTCCATAAATTGTTTCTATTTCAACGGCAGACATCTATATAATTAACTTGTTTTAATAATAATATTATTTTATTTTATTATTATTATTAAAATCAGTTAATTATGTAAACCTTTCAAAAATTTTATTTTCGTTACAATTCACTTTCACTTTCACCTTTCATTTTCTTTGATGACCGCGATCGTCCCTTTGATTTCCTTTTCGTTGAACCGAATTTGCCTTTCTTGGTAAAGTAACCATATTTTTCAAGCCGCATTTCTTTTTTTGCGGTAATATGTTTTTTTTTACTGACAATGTATCCTTCTTTACTATACACTAGTTGATTTTTTGTAAGTTCGCCGGTTGTCATATACGCGGTTCCATTCATGACTTGCGTTCGCGATCCGCGAATTTTTTGGTATGCATTTCCTTTAATATGATACAACCCTGTTTTTTCATCTCTCGTGTATCCCATATTTGTATCTTATTTACAAATGTACGTTTCTAATATATAGTATATCTATAAAAATATTTTTAATAATGTAAAAATATTTTTAATATTTATTTCGTTCGTGCATATAGAAACGAGAACGATTTAAATTGGTTTTTAAAAGATTGTTATCCGTCCTCAACAGGATTCGAACCTGTGCGGGAATAAACCCATCTGCTTAGTAGGCAGGCCCAATAGCCACTATGGGATGAGGACTCTTTATTTTATTATTTATTTATATTTATTTATTTTTAATAACGTTTTGTTTGTTTGTTTGTATTCCTTTTCCTTAATTACTCTGAAATCTAATGCGACTTGCGGGATTTTCCGCGGCGACTCTTGCGACTTTTCTTACTACTCGACTTTTTACTACGCGTTTTCTTGTCTCCAACAAAAACAGAACCGAATTTACCTTTTCCAATGGGGACCCAGCCGGCCTTTTTAAGACGATTTTCACGTTTGGCGGTTGCGTGTTTGCGCCTGGAAACGATTCGGCCGTATTTGTTGTACATGAGATGACTCTTTGTCAAACCGCCTACAGTTTTGTATGCGGTGCCGTGCATAACTTGAGACCTGGATCCTCGCACTACAGAATAGGTATGTCCGGCAAGGTGGTACATTCCATCAGAACCTTTTTTGACCATTTTTTTAATGAATTAGTTATAAAACTTCTAAATATCTAAATATATATTTATTTATACTTTATCATAAGAAAATAAAATAAATGAATTATATTTCCTAAATTGTAAATATAATTTAATTCTACATTTACGCACATTACAAATAAAAATAAATAAATAAATAAATAAACACGTATAATATAATACATAAACTACGCGCTCACTGGTGATACATGGTCCTGGTCAACAACGCGAAAAACAAATCGTTTGAGGACCGCCGACTGCCGGACCAACACTGGTATTTTGATTCGGCACGTACCGATTCGTAGAAGAGTACCCGGGTCCAGAGCCGCCTGGACATCCGGCCCATTTTCCAAATGCGTTTAATGGCCGATTTGCAAACTGCACTCGACCTCCACCTTGAAAACGCGACGTGTTGATGATAATCGTGTTTCTTACATACCTCGGTACCAAACTTGTATTGGCATTGTCTATATTGTATTGAAAAACGGGTAGAGGACACTTTCCTCTGCATAAACTTCGCCCTTTGATGTAAACCATTTACTATTTTATTTTTATGTATAATACTGTTTTATTTTTATGTATAATACTGTTTTATTTTTATTTGTATATTTTTTTACTCGTTCGATAATTTCAAGTTAAATTTATTTTCTAAAGTATTTAATATTTTATAGAGTTTATTTGGCAGACGGTCATTAAATTTACTATAAAAATCTTTAATTTGAATAATGTATTCTCTCCACCCGTTTGCATCTATATCTATAATGGATTCAATATCGGTTTTTGAAATATTCAATGATGTGGTATCAATGTCATCGACGTATGGCAAATAACCAATCGGTGTTTTCTTCGCTTGTAACTTGCCATCCGTCCGATCAAATATCCACTTTAATATTCTCGAATTTTCACTGAAACCTGGCCAGATAAATTTACCATTTTCATTACGCCTAAACCAATTTATAATAAAAATTTTTGGTAGCTCCTTATTGTTGTCATTCGTATTACCCATTTTCAGCCAATGAGTAAAATAGTCGGCCATATTGTATCCACAAAACGGCAACATTGCCATGGGATCAAATCGCAATTTCCCCGTGGCGCCACTCGCTGCCGCGGTTGTTTCGCTCGCCATAATCGACCCTAAAAATACTCCGTGATTCCAGTCGAATGATTCGGTCACTAATGGCATGGTAGTACTTCGACGCCCGCCAAATATGATTGCTGAGATCGGGACACCGTTTGTATGTTCCCACTCTGTCGCAATGCACGGACACTGATTTGCAGGAGCTGTAAAACGTGAATTAGGATGAGCGGCTGGTAGTTTGTCTTTTGAATCAAAACTATATGCTTGGTTTTGCCAGTCGGTTAAAAACTCTGGTTTATTTTCACTCAGCCCTTCCCACCAAACGTCGCCATCCACCGTAGTTGCCGTATTTGTAAATATGCAGTTTGAATGTAATGTGCGCATAGCATTTGCATTTGTATTCCATCCGGTTCCAGTGGCCACTCCAAAAAACCCACTTTCCGGATTAATTGCGTATAATTTACCGTCTGTGCTAAATTTCATCCAGCATATGTCGTCTCCGATTGTCTCTACTTTCCAACCAGTAATGGATGGAACCATCATAGCCAAATTTGTTTTACCGCAAGCAGAAGGAAATGCGGCGACAATGTATTTAACAAGTCCTTCCGGGTTTGTTAATTTTAAGATTAACATGTGCTCTGCCAACCAGTCATTATCACGTCCCATGACAGAAGCTATACGCAGGGCAAAACACTTTTTACCCAACAGTGCATTGCCGCCATATCCTGAACCAAAAGATAAAATCTCATGAGTTTCAGGAAAATGAACAATGTATTTATTTTCATTGTTACATGGCCACGGTACATCCACTGATTTGTCTGTAAGTGGTGCGCCGACTGAATGAATACAAGGGATCCATTCGCGACCGTGATCTGCGTGCGCGTTTAATAAATCTAAAATATATTTTCCCATCCGTGTCATAATTTTCATGTTTACGACTACATACGCCGAATCTGTGATCTGTAGCCCAAATTTAGAAAAATTAGATTCCGGGTTACCCATGCTGAACGGAATAATGTACATTGTTCGTCCTTTCATGGCGCCATGATATAATGATAATAATTTATTACGCATGATGGCGGGATCGCACCAATTATTTGTAGGACCTGCGTCAATAGGATTTTTTGAGCAAATAAATGTTCGATCTTCTACTCGGGCAACGTCTTTCGGGTCACTATTTGCTACATATGAATTGGGTCTTATATTTGGATTAAGTTTTCTAAACGTTCCGCGTTTTACAAGTTGTTGACATAAGTTATCATATTCTTCATTAGAACCATTGCACCAGTAAATGCAATCTGGTTTTAATATACTCGCCCACTCTTCCACCCATTTAGTTATTTTTTGATTATTAAAACTTTGCATTCAATTTAATATTAGATAATTTTTGAATCTTAACTTTTATACATTATATTTGTTTAATTTATTTATTTTATAATTTATTTTATACAATCAAATATTTTCAAGCAATGTTTTTTTCCCGTGACAGTTCCTGCATAGTGCAATTAGATTACTCACTTCATTACTCCCTCCTTTAAAAAGCGGAATGTGGTGGTCGATTTCGTAAGTATAATCCAGCGTTTGATTGCACGATCCGCATTTCCACTCTTGATTGCTCGCAACCATTTTTTTAGTTAATGATGACACATTTCGTTTATGAATTTTACTTTTATCGTTTTTATTTTTTAAAACGTCATATTCTTCTTCCGTTATGATTACATAATGCGACAAATCGGTATCATTTTTTTTGTTTTCCGATTCTGCATCTTCGCCAGTATTTAATTTTTTAATTGTTTTATTATTTTTATTGTTATTGTTATACGCACCATTGTATAAATAATATACTCCGTCGTATGATTTATAGGCAACCCATGTTCCAAGTTTGAATGCGCATTTACATAAAACACTGCATGTTACATCTAATAAAAAAAGAAAAACCATTATATTTCCTAATTTTATATTTTTATTTACTTTTAATATGTATACGTATATATTATATTCATATTAAATTTTTTTATAATATTTTTTATCGCGTGTATCCCGCATTTATAAAAAAATTGAAAACTTTTATTACATCATGAATTAAGCAAGCAAAAGCAAGTAAATCGCGAACCACCAACAACACCTTTCGAAATCATAATGACATCTAAATCTGAATCTTCTTCTGTGCGTATGGAAATTAACGGACACCCTTATTATATCAAGTCCAAGGACAATGTTCCTTATCTCTATGATGTTGATACAAACGACGAGGTCGGATACTGGTCCTCAAAAAAAGGCCAATATATAATGTTTTCACTTTATAATAAATTAATGAAGAAAAAATACGAATATGTCAGCGATTCAAGTGAGTCAGAATCTGTCGATTCGAAAAAAACACAACACGACTCTAGTTCGGAATCGGAACATGAAGACAAAGAAGAAGAAGAATTAGGGTCGGAATCGGAACATGAAGACAAAGAAGACGAAGAATTAGGGTCGGAATCGGAACATGAAGACGAAGAAGAAGAAGAATCAGGGTCGGAACCGGAAACACAAATTACAAGTGAAAAAACGAAAAATAAAACAAATAAATCTTCGCTGGGTTTCCTGTTTCTTGTATTGTTTGTGTACTTGATTCTTCAGAAGGAATTTCAATCGATTCATTTTGACTTTATCTTCTTGATATCGTTCAACTTATTGCATGCAATGAACGTTTTTGAGATGCTGTGAACTATACACGAGCGAGTGAGTAAACCTAAACTCGATATAATAGTATAGTATTGTATGATTTACGAATTTAGATGAAATGGTTTATATTTTTTTTTTCAGTTCCATATTCTCTCGAAGAGATTTGCCATAAAGTTCTTTCAATTGACGATTTTGTTCTTTCAGTTTATAATTTTCATCTTGTAATTCAAAAATGATTTTTTGCTGGGATTCTATTTTTTGAAAAATTTCAGGATTTTTTTTTGACATTTCATCGTAACGTCTTTTTTTTTCATTTTGGTCTTTAATAACGGCTCTTTTCATGTCTTCTTTTTTTTTCATCAACACTTTTGTTTCCTTCATAACATCCGGTTTCATTTCAGGTTCGCCATCCGGATACGCAAGAAGCAGCGGTTCAAGGTTCATGAAAAAATCCACAACATTTTCATCTTTTATAAAATCTTGAACCGTTTTTTCAGAGAGACGCATGACATTACTAAACGGATCCTTTAACAAGGTGCGTTTATCAAACGTGTTGTGTCGATGAGAAAAAACCAAAATTGTCTTCATGGACTCTAGCTGAACAAATGGAACCGTGTATCCTTTTAAAAATTCCCGTTCTTCTGCCAAACATGCGTCATTATTGTACTGATGCTCGCGCAATAATTCTTTTCGAAACGCGAATGTTCCCGCAGTCGCATGATTCGGCCCGTAAGGACCAAACTGCACCATTTGATTTGTGTCTTTAAAATAAATATACATTTCGCTGCTGCCAGCACACAGCGCTGATGGATTTTTCATCAGCATTTCCACGGCATGCGATACGCGTTCCGGCGGATAATAATCGTCGTCATCCATATAAACAATGATGGAACCGCGCACTTTTTTGTGCATCTCGTTTCGTTTTTTACCGAGGGACATTTTTTTATCAAACTTGGAATACGAAACAAGCGGATGATTAGAAACCAAATCCTCAATCTTATCCGTTCCATCGTCCACAATAATCCACTCCATTCTCTCTTTGGGATACGTTTGACCGTCAACACACTTTATCAAATTTGCAATAAATGGTCTTCGATTAAATGTTGGTGTGCATATACTTACAAACGGTAGTAATTCGGGTAAATCGGGCGTTGTTGCTGTCATTTTTCGCAATGGATTGATTACATTTATACTTCATTATGTCTTTAGATGTATTTCAGCTTGATATATTTTTTTTGATATATGTTTCACATAATTCAAGTTAGTTTAGATGAATACATGTTGAATAAAAATAATACAACGGCAACGACTACGTAATACGGTTCATTTTCTTTTAGGTAATTGAATGCATTCATTATCATTCCCAAACAAAAAAGTAGCATTAATAATGTTTTTTTCTTATGGAATATTTCAAAAACCATTTTTGATTGTGTAGCTTCGTTTATCTGTATAAACGGGATCCATATAAACAACAAAATAAACTGGAAAATAAATCCAAAGAAGTTTAAAAGGGGGGGTATCCATGATAATAAAAAGAGTCCAAATGTCCACGCCAGTCCAAAAAACACAAAACCGGAATTGTACATTTGAAACGCGTATGTCAAAAAAAATCCCACAAACCCTCCGGATAGTCCAACAATGTACATAAAAATCAGACCAATTACCATGACAATGTTCTCTACGATTCCATACGCGTCGCTTCGGTCTTGTTTCACAATTGAATTTAAACTTGTGACTACCATTTTAATAAATGCTCTAAGTGTGGCATAGGTGTGTTTAGATGACATGGCGATCCAAAAATCATAGGAAGTATACTTGAAAAATGCATTTTGATCCTTTAGTTCGCGTTTTATAACGCCGCATGTTTTTGAACACGTGTTTCCGTCTTCATCTCCTGGATCGCAATATAAATTATACGGAAAGCCGAATGAGTATAAAGAGTCGTCGTCGATTTCGACGTGTTGTGCGCCTTCACCCGATAGTTTTGGATCAGATGGGGTACAATACGGATACGCGTTAATATCAGACGGCATGAATTTATCTAGAAACGGTTTCGAACCCGACATACGAACCAATGTTAGAAACGACGACCCCAGGTATCCTATAATGCAAATTTGAACAAATAAAAAAAACAAACTTTTGAAAAAATCAAGGTATGGCGCAATCGACGGATTCGTCGTGTTTACTGGATTCCCTGATGCGTCGACCGTGTTACCCGATGCGTCTGTAGAAGAAGATGAAAACATGTTGTCCATGCCAAACATCCCCCCTGATGATGTCGGGTTACCTGATGCGTCAACCGGGTTACCCGATGCGTCGACTGGGTTACCCGATGCATCTGTAGAAGACGACGAAGATGAAAACATGCTGCCCATACCAAACATTCCCCCTGATGATGTTGTATTGCCCGATGCATCGACTGGGTTGCCTGATGCGTCAGTTGTAGAGTCTGAAGAAAATAATGAAAATGGTTCTAATTTTGGATAAAATAAATCATGAATGCTTGTTGTTCCGCTCAATAATGATGAAATCATTTATTTTTTATTTATTGTTTTACTTATTTATTTTAATATAATGAGCAAATAATATTTTAAAATGAAATACAAAAATACTATTATATATAAAAAATATTTATTTTTATTATCAATTATTAAACTTTATTTATTTTATTATTTTCTATTATTTTATTATTTTTCTAGTTACTTGAATTATGATTTTCTCTCAAATCTCTCTAAACTCCTTCTTACAACAAGGTTGTATATATTTGAATCCAATGTCGATCCAATCTGATTTTTTATTCGTTTCTTTAGAGTTGAATTGTAGAGAGAATCGAGAGAAAATCCTAATTCAAGTAATTAGAAAAATAATAAAATAAATAATACGTTTATTCTTTTTTATCATGAATCGACATTATAAACATGTATGGTAATGGTAGTATTATTATATATCCAAATATACTTAAAGATGTGTCGCTAATAATGTTATAAGCAAGCAACACGCAAGCAAACAACAACAGTATAAAATGGCAGCAGCAGGATCAGTGTGTGATAAAAAATTGGCGGGATGTGTAAAATGGTTCAATATGAAGACGGGATTCGGATTTTTGACTGTCGTTCAAGGTGTCTCAGGAAGTGACTTGAAGGTTGGAAGTGAGATTTTTGTGCATCATTCCAACGTAAAGGTCGCAGAAGAGCAGTATCGATTTTTGGTTCAAGGCGAATATGTTGAGTTCGACGTGTCCAATGTTGCCAACGGCCAGCATTCTTGTCAGGCAGTTAATGTGACCGGAATGTTTGGAGGCAAGTTGATGTGCGAGACGCGAAACGATGCGCGCCAACAGAATGTCGGTCATAATGGCGGCGAAGTAGAAGACAATGATTCGTATGTTCCAGTTTTGAGACGCGCTTCTTCTTCTTCTTCTGATTCACATCAATCTCGTTCTACATTTTCCAGGTCGGGCGACAGTCACGGTCAGCGCGGTGGGCGCAGATGAATGTAAACTGCAAACGTATTATATTGTGTGATGATGATCATGATGGTAATATAAGTAAAATAAAAACAAATAAAAAAATATAATTCGCAGTTGTGAATTATATTTTAAGATAAATATTTCATCTTCTCATAATATAAATAAAAACTATATTTTAAATCTTCAAGGGTGTAAACGTAGACTTGAGAGTGGCGAAACATTATTTATTTTTTATTTTTTAGTCATTCGTTTATTTGCGAGAATGTATGCTTTTTTTTTATGGTCACATCCATCTTTTAAAATATGGAAATCAACGATGGCTGCATTTCCGCCGGTAATCGAACTTGCTAAACGCGCCAGTCCCCATGATCGCGCTGTTTGGTTAGGTCTTGATCCCGATGAGTAGTAGGCACCTTCGCCTTTTTTAACGATCTGATTCAAAGCATTTAAAGAACATCCGGTTTTTTTTACAAGGTCTTGATTTGGCGTGACATTTTTCACGCCATATATTCGTTCTGCATTTTGAACGTGGGACGATTTTTTATTTTTAAACGATGCCACCTTTTTCCGAGTAAAATATTTTTTACTTTTATACATTCGTCTCGACTTTTTCAACATGTTTAACTGAACTCGTTTATCCTTGCTCGACAAGTGCTCGGGAACATACCGGTTTGGTATTTTACGTAACTTATTTTTTTTTCTGCTATATTCTCTGATTTTCATTTTTTATTACTTAAATTTTATCTCTCTATAATTTTGTAAATATTATTTTTTATTCGAGTGTCATAAAAAATAATAATTTTTTAATATTTAATCATTTGTCGCCTTGGTCAATATATCGCGCGCGCGCATGCATTGTCATGATAACCATTAACATCGAACCATGCTAAACTCTCTTTCAATTTGTTCCGGTTTTGGTGACGTGAATGTTGCCGATGTTGCCAGCTGATACTTCAGTTTCCAGTTTTCAATTACTGTTTCTTTAAGCTCAACATCTTTATTATAATATTCGATTTCTTTCTTATGAAGATCATCCTTGTATTGCATTTCTAATTTGAGACGCATCAATTCATTTTCATACTCCTTTATTTGTTTCTGAAGTCCGAGTGTTGCTCCTGCAAATTCGTCTCCAATACGGCGATAAAGTTTCTTCAGGTTTGCAAATTGCTTGTCGTCAAGAACAATGAGCTCATTGAATCCCTGCGTCGTTTTTTTCACACGGAGTTCAAATGCACTACATGTATCGCGCACTTCACTTTCTGCTTCGGAAGTATATTTTGCATCAATAATCTGAAATGTTGCAATTTGCATTGTAACGCCTGGTAGTTTTGAATACTCACTTTCAAGTTCCATCACTCTACGAGCCAAATCTTCCGAAAATCCAAACTTGTATACGGTTGAATCGTCTGATTTATCGGCGGGGATTCCGAATGTTTCGCGCAGATCGCGGACTTTTCCGAGCGACATTAAATAAATAGACGGGAATGTCGAAGCGTGTTTGTCGAAGATTGCCTTTAATGTTCGCGGAGATGTGTTTAAAACTTCGGCGCCGAGTTTCACCTTTTGATCCCTTGTGCCCATCTGAATGGTGAAGAGTTTTTCTTCTGCCCAATCTTGAAACTTATCAGCATTCTTATTTCGAGACGTCATTAAAACGCGTACCAGTCCTCTATATGTCAAGAATAAATCTTTTTTAATCGTGTCATTTTCCACATTGAGGAAAGACGACCGAATAAACATGTGTTTATAGTGTAAACCATAATCATAACCTCGGTCAGCACATATATTTCTATACAAACTTGGCATTCCGAATCCAACGCTAACATCTTTGACTTTAAAGTAAATTTTTTTTCTGTTTCTTTCACCACGCGTTTCGATTTCAATGACATTTCCATCTGCATCGTGAAATTTTTCAGAATCATCCAAATGTAATAGTGGCGGCGCATTTTCGATTTCTTGATGTTGTCGATTTTCCTCTACATTTTCTTCTTCCGATATTTGATTTTCACAATGACCATCATCCTCAATAGTTTCATTAGAATCGCGTGGAGAATGAACTAGTGGTTTAAGAACCGGTTGTTGTGCAATTTTAATTACAGTTTTCTTTTTTTCGCCGCCAACAATAGTAGCGCTGAAATAATATTCATCTACCCATTGTTTTGAAATCAGGAGCTGGGCTTTCTTGCACGACTCGTCGGTCGGGTTCCAGTTTTTTGACAATTTCTCAAATGTCGCATAAGTGTATGCATCTTTCGGGATATTTTTCTTCATAATAATATTTCTTGGTTTGGAAGTGCACCCATAATAAAATTCGGGTTTATAAGCTTGCAAATCTTTTGAATTGTAGTATTCTTGTTCTCCCATTTTAAAAGGAACGGGAAAAGGTGCGGATAAAGGATTGAGAGTCGACACAACTTGTTCTTGTTCTCGTGATTGTTGTGGTTGTTGTTGTTGCATTTTATTTTTTGTTATACTGGTCGATGAGTTAACGATGAGTTATTGCAACGTATTTATTATTTTATAAAAAATCAATTTTATAAAATAATAAAATGTAAACGAAAATTTAAATTTGTCTTTACCTTGTTATCACCATACACAAATAGATAGTTACAATTCTTCTTTATTAAAAAATATACTTCTAAATCTCTCCATTTCTTTATCTGTAAAAATAGTTGTTAAAAAATCTTCAGGGGTTCGCGTTTCTTTGAGTAAGTTAATAATCATGAAGAGCGAGTACATTCCACACTCCGTATTACGTTTTTGATGTTCTTTCTTATTTACAATGTATTTGAAATGTATGTGAAATTGTTTTCCCTGTTTGATAATTTTTTTCACAAATTTTGTAATTTCTTTTGGAGGTGCGTCGCCGGTGCTATCGAAGAAAAATATGAATTGTTTTTTCATGTCAATAAAGAGAGAAATCCAGTGCGATCCTGTCAAATAATGAGGATCCGTATTAAAAATAATTCCGATTTTATGTTTTGGATCAGCCGGATTGAGATAATTTTTCAATTCAAACTCGCACAACTCTTCAAAAACGCACGAATTCTCTCCTTTTGGCGTTTTATCGAAATCGATTGGAGAAGGACCAAGAAATTCAAATGACGGAAATGTATCTTCGTATTGTTTCATCACTTTTGCAATATCGACACTGGACAACCACTCGTTTGGATTTTTTTTCCATGTTTTTGGACTCTCCGGTGCAAAATAGTTGAATAAATTCTTCACTTCTTTGGATGCAGATGCCAATTGGCGCAACCAGCAGGATTCTTTATTGCACACGTTACCGTATCCCGTTTTTAGTGCGTGCCATATTTCTTCCACATTGTCGCTTTGTATCGCGGCGTCAGGATGTCGCGCATTCCAGCTGTCTCTAAGATGCATTAAAGCGTTGGTCGTATAACACGTGAAACTTTTTTCTTGGGTTGGTCCGCATGATAGCTTCTTAAATTCGCGATCCACATTTACACTGTTGTTTAATTTTTTATTTTTTGTTCCTCCAGTTTCATTTTCAGACATTCTATAAACAACCTAAATATATCTATTATATACTGTCGATATAATTTGTTACATCAAAAGAAACCTTTTTCTTTTTTTTCTTTTTTTTATTATTTGTTATTTTTTCATTCGATTTATCATTTGAATCTTTTATTATTTTCTCTCCATTTTCAATATTCGCTCCATTTTCAATATTCGCTCCATTTTCAATATTCGCTCCATTTTCAATATTCGCTCCATTTTCAATATTCGCTCCATTTTCAATATTTTCAAGCTCGTTTACGTTTCCAGGTTTTGTTGGTTTTGGTTTTAGACCCTTGTGTTTAAACGCCGGATCTCTCGGATTAAACGTGAATTGTTTCGGATAAACAACGGGTTCGCTTTTTTTCACATTTTTTCGAATCACGTAATTATCGAGCGTAATTTTTTTAACTTCTTTTGGTTTAAAACATAGTTCATTCGCTTTATGCAACTCAAAAGGATCGTCTTCATTTTTATTTTTGCATATGCATTTTTGATCTTTTATGTTTTCATTCGTTTGATTTTTACCATCCGCCATGCCCAAACACACGTAGCATTTTTGTATGGTCTCACTTTGGTCTGAAAATTTCAAATAAGAGATGCATGCGCGCATGTACATGTTGAATGCTCCGACCATTGTAACATCCGAATGCTGACTTTTATCATTTTCTACTTGATTTTTAAATAAATCTTTGGTAAGCGAGATAATCCTTTTCCTATAAAATCTTATATCTCTTTTGAATCCCGAATCATACTCGATATTATTTTTTTTAAGATATTTCTCGTACTGTAGTGTATTTACCATGTATGCCAGCGTCACATCATCCATTATGTTTAAGCCGCTTTTATTTAAAGATGAATCAACATGATTATTTATAGTTATGTTACTACTATTTGTCATACTTGTCATATATATAACATTTATATATAAACGAATAATGTATAATTATATTTTTTACGTAAATTATACATTATTATTTTTATTCAAACGTGTAAATCATTTTACTATAAATGATTGTAAAAAACGCGTTTTTTGCTGCAGCGATTTGTTTTCCCCCAACAACAATGATTTTTTACACATTCGTCTTTATCTTTATGAGACGGGCAATTTACATTTGACTTTGACTTTGATTTTGTTTTTGTTTTCGTCTGTTTTCTTGTAGATCGTTTTTTGCTACATCTGTTTGTTTTGCCCCATACGCATTTTTTTTGAATACAGACGACCTTGTCTTTTTGAGATGCGCAGCTGTCATCTACTGTTGCGCCACTTGCAGCACCTTGTTTTTTCTTCTTTTGATTAACTTCTTGTACTTCCGCTACCGCCTCAATAGGTTTTTGAGGCGACGGCGTTGATTTTTTCGGAATAAAGTCGTCCAACAATCTTCGAACATGTTTCCCTTCCGGTTGGAGCGGAGAAACAAAATATTCAGGGCCATTATCTTCCAGCGCTCCTTCGAAATCATATGACTGTTGTTGATAATCATCATCTCTTCGCACCTTTGGGTGCGCCTTAAAATAATCTTCTATTTTTTCTTCAATGTCAACACCAAGTTGGTAGTTGATCGGTCTTCCTGATTTTTGGCTAATATATTTGATACAATCGTTGTGAAACGCAGCTCCAAATCCTTTGTACTTCTCTTTTTTTATACTTCCCGCTTGCACTGCAACGGAATTTCTGAGTCCAAAAAGTCCGCCTTTGTCTTTACCACTTTTTATTGGAAACTGTCCATAACGATCATCGCCTTTTAGTTCCATCACGGTACTCGTGTTGTCATCGACCCCCAAAACATCTGACAGCCAGTCCAATTTGGTATTTCGCAAATCGTATAACTCCTCATCTTCATCATCGTCGCTGGGTGGTTTTTGATCGTCAAATGGGGAATAAAATGGCAAATTGCATAGAGGGCAAAAAACATCAAAAACGCCGCCACCTTTTTGTTTAGAACAGCTCATTATAGAATAATTAAAGCTATGTACTATATATATATATATATATAAAATATTATTACTATTATATAGTTAGTTAAAATTATGTTATAGTATATTTTTCAATTATAGAATGAATGTAAATGCAAAATAAAAAAAAGCACTAAAGCTCTCAAAGTAACACAAATATTATTTATAAATTTTTAATATCATGGCGAGTTGAATTATTGAAAAAATTATTTGCAATGTTGTGTTCGTTTGGATTATGTGGACAAAAACGCTGGCGATTAAAAAGGTCGGGATGCGGTTGTTCTACATAATTTTCTGGAACTCGAACATTGAACAAGTCGCTATCAGAAGACGGGACATAGTACGCTTGTTCGCAATTTTGGAGCGCAAACACTTGATTTCGTAAAACGGATTCTGTGTTTACATTGGACGAAAATAGAGACCACGGTGCTTGCGCGTTTCCCGGGTTGAATGTTTGTTCCGGGTTGAATGTTGGGAATTGTTGTAATGGAACAGACGGAGTTGCGCGCTGATCCAAAATAGGCATGATTGAATATTTGGTTAAAACCGGGCGCATACTAAATTGCGGCTGTAATGGAGCAGACGGAATGTTTCGAACCGATATACGATCATTCAATTCTCTTGATCGCTGTTGGTTGCATATATATAATTGATTCACCACACCAAACATTTTATTAAATTTCACTTATTTTTATACTATGAATTAACTATTTATTATTTATTTATATTTTATTATTAAAATATTTTATTATTGAATTATTTTACTATTGAAATATTTTAATAATAAAATATTTTAATAATAAAATATAAATAAATCACAAAAATAAATACGAGAATGAATATGAATAACGATAATTGATAAAAAAGCAAATTGATTTTTTAAATCTTATTCTCACAAGTATCAGACAAAGTATCACGCACACACAACGTTTGCTTAATGTTCCTTAATAGATTGTTTCATCAAGGAGTTCAAGGAGTTCGAGGCATTAAAAGTTTTACGAAACAGTTGCATACCCAAATGTGTATTGATTCACTCTTTGATCAGCGCAAAAAAATTAACGATGAATGGAAAAAAAAGGAAAATGAGTGGGACGATGATGAACATGAACAAAGACGCGCGTTTCGCGAAGAAGAAGAAGAGAGAAATGATTTGCATTCAGAAAAGCGACAACAGCCGCAACAACAGCCGCAACTGAAATGCGAAATGACAAACAAAGCAAAAACCCCAGGTTCAGTTGACTGCGACTGCAAACGCATGTGCAGAGTAAAAAAATCAGAAACGTACCTCATATATTATGAAGGGGGTATCGGGGTCATTCCAAAAAATTAAAAAATGTACAAACGTGTAGATGAGAGAGAAGAGAGAAAAGCGAAATCTACACATATTTTTTTTATATAAAATTGAAAAAATAATATAAATATAATATAATATAGTTTCATTATCGAACAACAGAACAACAAAGAATATGGTTCTTGCGATGAAAATGAACAATCAACGAGATGAAGATGCCGAGTGGTTGGAATTATTGAGGCAGTGGTTTTTTTGGTTGGAATAAAACACAATTCTGTAAAATCAGTAAAATTTAACGCGGAATTGCTTTCATCGATACAAATTTTCCAATTAAACAACTTTTAGAAACCACTTGATATATTATAAAAAAGATAATGCCAATAATTACATAACGTAAATGTAGTATATTCATATAAAATGATGCCAATAAAATACATGTTAAAATTACTGCAAACACTAATTGAAGTATTTGTTGAAGTCCCAAACTTCCGGAAAAATGTTTCATTTTAATAGTAGGATTATTAATTCCACCTTCTAATGAAGCTATATTTTCATCGTTTGCAAAATAAAGCTCTTTTACCATTTGGCTACGATTTGCGCTTCTACAAATAAGCGTTACTTTAATTCCTTTTGATTGCACTGACTTTATCCAATCAACGTTGGCAAATATATTGCGACTTGGTATATTGATAACTAATGTATCATCGTTAGGAGCAATAATCTGACTTTCCGCTAATTCGTGCTCGTCGCGAATGTCAATCCAAATCCTTTTGTAATTCATAAAACCGTGTGTAGATTATATAATTTACTTGGATATTTTTTTTATCTATCAAACGAGAAGGAGAAGAAGAAGAAGAAGAATACAATTTGGATTTCCTATAATACCTACCACTGAAACTCTTCCAACGCATGTATAATAAATATATATTTATGAAACCGACATAGATAAATCGCGACATGTATATGTAACTTCAAAATTTGTGTATACGCGTGTAATAAATCCCAATATGTGCGGCATTTTTTATTACGAGAATCGTTTGACTAAATATTTGGACATGAAAAAGTTGAAGTCGCTTCAACAAACATTTTACAAGTCGAGTCACCGAGGTCCAGATAATTCTATTTTTTTGCACGAAAAGGTGGAAAAACAATTTTCGCATCGTTGTTTCGGGTTTCATCGTTTATCGATTAATGGACTAAGCAGTGTCGGGAATCAGCCGCTTAAACTAAAAAATTGCACGCTGATTTGCAATGGTGAAATTTATAATTATAAACAACTTATTGACGAGTTTGATTTGGCGGAAGAGTATAACAAGGGCGGTTCCGATTGCGAAATTGTGATTCACTTGTTTCGTAAAATTGGTATGGAGGAAACGCTCAAGCGCTTGGACGGCGTGTTTGCACTAACGATGGTAGACCATGATACGAATGCCGTGTATATTGCAAGAGACCCGTTTGGCATTCGGTCATTGTTTTATGGGTCAGAGTTTGGATTTGCGGCGGACATGACGGTTTCAAGTGAAATGAAATCAATGGAGCATTGTGTGGGTCACTATATAAGCCAGTTTCCGTCGGGGTGTTATGGCGTTTACGAGCTGGGTGCTCTAATTATTCACCCGTATTACAGTGCGCTACACACGGCAAGACGCGGGGATCCGATTTTAGAGCAGTATGTGCCCTATAATTATGTATTTCAAACCGTTGAAGATTCTGAAGAAAACATTTGCGCGAATATTAAGACGCTGCTAGAGTCGGCCGTAAAGAAGCGGCTCATGTCGGAACGCGGCGCGGTGGGATGTTTATTGTCGGGTGGGTTGGACAGCACGCTTGTTACTGCCATCATGTGTAAATTTATGGATCCTTCAAAATTAAACACGTATAGTATTGGTCTCAAAGGGTCGGTGGATTTGATGTGGGCGCGGCGCGCCGCAAACTATCTTGGCACGCGCCATCACGAAGTGTGTTTATCCGAACAAGAGTTTTTGGATGCGATTGAAGACACGGTGTATCAAATTGAGAGTTATGACACAACATCAGTGCGCGCGTCGCTACCCAATTTTCTGATAAGCCAATACATTTCAAAGCACTCGGATGATGTTGTTATTTTTTGCGGGGACATGTCGGATGAGATTTTCGGCTCTTATCGCGGGTTTACAAAGGCGCCCTCCGATGAAGATTTTAAGCGCGAAAACGAGCGCATGATTCGTGACGTGCGTTATTTCGACTTGCTGCGCTCGGATAAGACCATTTCCGGCGCGGGATTAGAGGCGCGTGTTCCGTTTGCAGACAAGGCATTTTTGAAATATGTAATGGAAATTCCGCCGCGGTATAAGCGATTTGACGACGAACGAATTGAAAAATATTTGCTTCGAAAGGCGTTTGATGGACAGGGGTATTTACCGGATGACTTGCTTTGGAGGCGCAAAGAGGCATTTAGCGACGGGGTATCGGGTAATTCGGGTCGAACATGGGTGCAAATGATCAAAGAACATGTTGAAACCAAAATATCGGACGTTGAATACGATGTATATGTAAATACAATTACAGAGTTGAAAAATAAAATACAAAACGAGAATAATTTACCGTATGATAAGGAAAGTTTTTATTATAGGAAAATATTTGAGAATTTTTTTCCGGAAAAGAGTGATAATGCCATTCCTTACTATTGGAGACATCCATTTTGCTCGAATATTGACCCGTCTGCGCGTTTGCTTGAATTTTATAAACAATGAAGAAATCTAGAAGATCTATGTATAAATGAAAATCCATGAATCTATGATATAAATCGAATTATGATTATAATTTTTAATTTATTATAATATTTATAAAACTATAATAAATACTATAACAAATATTATAATAAATACCATACTTAATAAATACGATCCATGAGAAAAAATTATATTGAAAATAAACCGCTGTTATCATCTCCAACATCTCCAACATCTTCAACGTCGTCGTCGTCATCGTCATCGTCGCCACCATCTCCGATATTGTCATCGCGATCGTTGGTCACAGCTCCGACTGTGTCTCTGCATGCGCCTCTGCACGCGCCTCTGAATACGCCTGTACCCGTTGATGTGGCGCCGCAACGCCCCGTCCTTACAACAGACGAGATTGTGGAGTGTGTTATACAACACGTTCAACAAGCTGAGATTTATAATTTAACTTATTGGGACAATATGAGCAGATTTATATTGAAAACGATGATTACGAATATTCACAATGAAAATTATAAAGAGTATTTAAAAGATTTTATTATATACAAACAATGTGGCGGAGGAGATGTATCCAGTTTCCAACCTCATTTTAAAAAGTACGGCATATTTAAACATAAATATTTTAATTTAATGTTTCGTATAGACAATATAGACGATCCAATTGCAGGAGAAGACATTGTCAGGTCAAAATTATTGAATAAATACGATAATAATTATCAACACGTTATAAGATTGGGAATTGTAATTCCGGTTTATTGTCATATTAAATTATCAAGTCCGCAAATATTTTATAGCGTTCAGCCATTTATTACAAACGGAGTCACGCTTGATATGTGGATAAAAACAATCCAAAATAAAAGCAACTTTGACGAAATCGTGTATGACGTGTTTATTCAACTGTCCATCATTTTAAAAGAATTACACGAGGTTGATTGCGTGCACGGCGACATAAAGCCGTCGAATATCCTCATTGTTCAACAACAAACCAAGAATAATAAATATTATAATAACATATCTGTTTTTTTAATCGATTTTGGTCTTTCTGGTATTCACGAAAAAACGACAAATGCGAGTGGCGGAACGTTGCCATTTTGTGCGCCAGAAACTGAAAATACAATTGCAAACACAAAAGATGGCAATGACGTAATCAAATATCCCCAACATTTCGAATACAACTGGATAAAACATAATAAATCGCACGACATTTGGTCACTCGGATTTTTATTCGTTACAATTTATATGTTTAAAAATATAAAATTATATTATCACGAGTATCCGAGTGATTTTTTTATATCAAAAGGACACATTTCTCCTAAATATTTCAACATGGTGAAACACGAATACATTCGAGACATGTTTAGCAAACACATTCTCGTTGAAAAGTCGAAGCGATGCGATATTTTTGAACTAAACGAAATTGTTTCAAATTTGAGTTTTATGTAGAGAGACTAAAAACCTACATTTACTATAATATTTTTTGCATATTATATAATATTTCCCTATATTATATAATAAACATGGCGAAACGCGGATTACTAATTGGAATCAACTATAGAAACACATCCGACGAGTTGAAGGGATGTATAAATGATGTCAATAATGTTAGAGAATTTTTAGCATCAAAACTCGGATACACAAGTTTTATAGTGTTAACAGACGACACAACAATTAAACCAACAAGAGCAAATATACTTGGAGCAATTGACACGTTTGTTCGTAGTTTAAAAGCGGGAGACGAAGGATGGTTTCATTTTTCAGGACACGGAATTCTTCAACGCGACTTCAATCGAGATGAAGAAAGTGGATTCGATTCTTGTATTGTTCCGATTGACTATGACGCATCGGGACTCATAACTGACGATGTTATTCGACGAATGTTGGTTCAAAGGGTTCCAAAAGGGGCAAAATTATATGTTGTTTTAGATGCGTGTAACAGTGGCACAGGTTGCGATTGCCGCTACAAATATGACGACGATTCAAGTTATTCGATAGATCAAAACGCCAAGACGCTCCCAAAAACGTATCAACCGTCGGAATGGTCTCTTCGTCAAACCGTGAGAGAATTAAAAAAGTATACGAAAACGCGCGGTGAAGTTTTTTGCATTAGCGGATGTCAAGACGAACAAACATCGGCAGACGCTTTTATACAACAAGATCAACAATATGGCGGCGCGTTAACGAGCACTTTATTGGCGCACATGCAATCTAATGATTTAAACACGTACAAATGGAAACATTTATTGAAGGATGTGTGTTGTAATTTGAAGATTGATGGGTATACCCAACAGGCAACTATAACTTCAGGTCGACCAATAAATATGGAGAATACTGTGTTTGAAATAAAAAAAAATTTAAAAATACACAAGAAAATAATGTATGTTAATAGACACATAAACAATCACACGAACCACGGAAACATGAACATGATGAAAAGTATAGGCGCAAATATAATGAAACACGTAGTAGATATGAAACGCGTAGGCACGAATATGATGAAACTTAAATTGTGAATTTAATTTTCGCATATTAACTTTATGATGTCGCCCCTACAAATCGGACACTCGCCTTTTTCCATTTTATCATAACAGTCCGGACACATCACCTTGTGACCGCATGGATATACGCAAACCGTCGATTTATTTTTAAAACACATAATGCATTGTTCTTCTTCATTATCTGTTTGAATGCTGTGCGTACCCGAAGCTAGCGGTAGTTTTATATCGTGATTTTGATACGCAGACGCAGCTGTTGCAGCTGTCGCATTGATCTGATGCAAATAACCGGCAAAATCTTGGTATTCAGGACCATATGCGTGATGCAGGGCTACTACCGCAGGGGCTACTACCGCAGGGGCTACTACCGCAGGGGCTACTACCGCAGGGGCTACTGCATGAGAAATGATAAAATCGCCAACATCCGTTATTCTTCGATAAAATCCTAGATACCCGGAACGCGCGGTTTCATTATCACAAATTCGAACCCTGGATCCACTCCCATCATTCTTTTCATAATACACGCTCCCGTTTTCGTTTCTAGACAGTTTGAAAATAATATTAGGAGGTATTCCGTCTATCTCAATCGTTACCACATCTCTGTAGTTGCTTGTTTGAAAGAATAAATGCGATGAATGTCGTGACGCATAATATTTAACTTGTGGTTCGGTTGCATCAAACATGAAATCGCGATACGCCCATGCCTGATAGTTGCGCGCTTTACACCAGTTTGCATTCGGAATATCGGTTAAAAATACTTTCACATCCGCCATGTCAATGATGGGTATGGTTATGGGTATGGATATATTTTGTCCGTTTCCATCAGAAACATACGTCGCTTTATAATGGTCGTTATTATGTCTGAACACTTTAATTCCGTTGTCCGCATGATGCGGAACTTCAGAGTGGTATGTCGGTCTATTTTTGTATTGCGCATATGCAGTCGCAATTCGTCTGTGCGCAGCATTATCTGAATCCGAATCCTGACATATTTGAATCCACTCCGATTCCGAATCGGGTTTAATACAAATGTCACAATTTTGTCTACTATGATTCAGATTCATGTGGGATGAAATCACTCTTTACTTTTAGTCGTTAATATAACCTGTTATTTATATATTCATATCTTTAATATATTACACCGTGTAATAAAAATATATTAATAAATAATAATACAATAAAAAAATAAAAAAATATATTAATAATTAATAATATATAAACAATAAATAAGAACCAATAAAATAATAAAACAATAAAATGTCATTTACTCGTTTTCACGATGACCCGTGCAGAATAAACAAGCAGCTTCAAGAATCGACTGATCCAGGACGATACATGTTGAACAAGCCAGGAAATGGCGACAAGCCGTGCTATTTTGATGACCCGTACATTCGAATTCAAGGATGGGGCGCCAATTTAAGAACAAACACAATCAATTTAGAAAGTAATTTGAAAGGTTTGAACCAAAGATTGTCGAGAGATTGCATGGAAAATAACTATGTAAATACAGCCGTTTCTAGCAGCCCGATATCGTATCCAACATGTAACTCGACAGTCGAACAGTCACGCGTGACACACCCGGCATGGACGTTTCGCGATTTAGAACAAACCAACTGGTACTATCCTCAACTTGATCCGCAAGAAAATGTGTGCATTCCGTTTCAGAACAACTTGAGCACGCGAATTCTAGAAAAGAACAACTATGTTACAAAAATTCCGTGTTTTCCATTTCTACGATGAATAAGCAATAAGTCAAAACGCCGAGAAAATTAAAATTTTTTTATTAAATATTTTTTTTTTATTAAATATTTAATATTATAAGACTATAATTAATAGAGAGACAGGCGTTTTAAATGGAAAAAATATTTGAACAGCTATTTAAACTTATTGACAATTCGATAGTTGAACAAATATTAAAAAAAGTGATTATTTCAAATGATATGACACCCGAACAAGTGATGTTTATAAACTTATTTATAGAAAATGATAAAAAAAACGATTTTTTAAGAATTAAATATATATATCTATCTGAATTTTTAATTAATTTTGGTTATTTTGCAGATAAAGTTGAAGATAGAAGGATATTCAAAATCATAGTTTCAGGATTTACTATTTACAACAGAAGATTATTCGCAAAAATATTAAGAAAGTATGAAAAAAAATCAATAATTAATATAGAGAAAAAAATTTTAAATTTATTCAACACGAAAACAGAAGATGCTATAAATAAAAATATTGAATTAGAACATGGCGAAGAATTAATCAATATTCGACATGTGTATATAGATAGCTATAAAGTTATCGCAGTGGTTTATGCAAGTTATAATAATATAATAATCTCTTTTTGTGACTTCGTCAACGAAATTATAATACTGTTTTTAAGACCATTCTTTTTTACTACAAGATATGGAATGTTAAGAAATAGTTTCAATATTATTTTTGTAGCTAGTTATTCAATATTCGTATATTTTTTGTTATTAAAAGATATTGAAGGGGAACTTAAATCTGGTGAAAGTGGAAAATACATATCCGATGACATAATAACCTTTTTTAATAATTTAAATATTATTGTTGAAAAAAATAAAATGAAAGAAGAACTTTCAAATTTGTTACAAAACATAATAAAAGTTGTATCAGACCCGACATTTATTAATGAGTATCAAACGAGTAAACTCAATAAAAATTATGTCAACATCATCGGTAGGTATAAAATATTAGAAACAATTATATCATTGGTTGTAAATGATGCGTATCTTATTACTCTAACAGAATCGATTGAAAGCGCAATGGTATCGTTGTCAGAGAAGGTGTATAGCTTTAGACAAAAATTAAATATGTCAAATGAAATTATAGATATATTAAAACTAAATACCTACCGTATTTCAAACCCAATCGTATGGAACCAAGATAAAAAATATGATTATTTGTTTGTTTTAAATGATGTTACTGTTGAATATAAAGAAAATGATAAGTGTATTCCTGTATTCGTCAATGTAAATTTAAGTTTTGAATTGAATGGTATTCATTTTATATACGGAAACTCTGGTTCCGGAAAAACAACATTAGTAAATACACTCATGAAGAAATTAAAAATTAAAAATGGTTCAATAAAATTTTTAAATGAATATGAAAATTATACATATTTTAGTATTCGAAATTATATAACCTTTTTGACATCTGAAAGTATATTGTTTTCAAAAAGTATATACTATAATATAACATTCGGAATGAATGAAGAAGTATTAAAAGAAAAGAAGGATGAAATTTCACAAGAGATAATCAAGTATATGAATATTTTGAACATGAAGGAATTTATAACAGATATAAAAAGTAAAAATTCTAAAAAATTGAGTAAAGGTCAAACACAAAGGGTTGCGATTATTCGATTATTTATAAATATTATATTTGATAATGTAAAAATACTATTTCTAGACGAGTTTACAAGTAACATAGATAATGACATGGAAATAATTATCTTTACCGAATTACTACAACTTCATTCAAGACATTCTTTAACAATATTTATGATTTCTCATAACATGTACAACATAAAATATTCGGATTTTAATTATAAATTCAATGTGGAACAACAATCTATAAGTAAATTTATTACCAACAAAGATGATGTTTTGTGCATAAAATGAAAAACATTTTATATGATAATTATAAGTATTTAAAAACTACATGTAATAATTTATTTATAGTAAAAATATTATAAATATTATAGATATTATAAGTAAACAATTAAATCGGTTTAAAATACTTATAAAATGAAGATTGGATATTTGCCAGGTGTATTTGATTTGTTGCATTACGGCCATATTAACATTATAAATAAAACTATCGAAGCATGTGATCTGACCGTTATCGGCATTCATACGGATGATTTTGTTGCGCACTATAAACGCCGCCCAGTTCAAACCGAGAATGAACGATTTGAAGCCGTTCAAAACTACTTTAGGTCAAGGATACATGCGCTAGAAGTTGTCGGGTCGAATCATCTTGAAGTGATTCAAAAACACGGTGTAACGCACATTTTTCATGGAACGGATTGGGAACTGACAAGTTATAAAAAACAAATTCGATACTATGAAGACGGATTAGACAAGTTAAACGTCTCGATTGAACTCATACCTTACACCGATGGCATATCCACGACCATGATTGTATCCAATTTAGAAGCGTATAGCAATTTAGATTGCGTGTTATTTGACCTAGACAATACGTTGTTACTAAACGATGCGCCAACAAATGAAGCAGTCGAGTGCGTTGACTACATTCAAAAACAAAATATTGAAATAAAGGTGGTAACAAACAATAATAATTATACGCCCAAACAAATCAGCTCGAAACTTTGCGCCGTCGGAATCCAAATATGCGAAGACCAAATCTGTTCGCCGCTAAAACGCATAAAACAATTTTTAAGTGAAAATACGAATCAGTATAAAAATATATACGTGTGGGGATCAACAAATGCAGATCAATATTTGCGCGAATGCGGAGAGGGACACGGACACGGTTTCAACGTAGTCGACAATATAAATTCCGCGGATATGTTCATCGTGCTTTATCATTCCAATTTTCATTATCACGACTTGTCTTCGCTTGTAACGCGGATACAAAAAAATAACGTGCCCTATATTGTCGGGAACATTGACCTCACGTATCCGGACAAGGACGTTGTTTTGCCGGACACCGGATCCATTTATCATCTAATTTATAGTATCACAAACGTCTCTCCGATTCTTGTTTGCGGAAAACCATTCTTGAACGGCATTGGTGTCATGATAGATCCGTCTAAAAAATATCTGCTCGTTGGCGACAACTTGTTAACCGACGGCAAACTTGCTGAAAACCTGAAAATACCGTTTTATCACAAAACGCAACTATGCGATTTGGGGATTTTATTGAAAAAAATGAAACTAAGTATGGGGTGCGTACGCGAATAATTATATAATAAAACGACTTAAACATAACGCCATCATGTAATATACATTCATCATTACAACACATTACAACGCAATAATGACTCGCATGATTTTTCACATTCGACAACACAACAAGTGGTCTGTTTTTGTTCAATATGATAAACCCAATAACACGTATCACGTGCTTGGAAGACGATCATTCAACGACGGCGTTATATTTCACACCACATTTTTGGGAGAACATACAACGCATTGTTATTTAGATGAAATTTTAAATTATACAAATTCAAAAAGACCGAATTATTCTACAACATTGTTTTGTTGTGATTTGCCGTTTGATGCTCCATTTTCCGAATATGAAGCGTGTGTGCATGACAGAACGAAGGAAGTCATTGGATACGATTATCTGCATCTCGATACAAACAAGGTTTTTATGTATTTAGGACTTGTTCGTCAAGATATTTTGATTGAAGAGTACAAGTAATAAAAGTAATTTTTGAAAGAATATATACTTATTTTATAAATATGAAAATATGAAAATATAAAAATATTATACTATTATAATTTAATAGTATAATAATAGTATAATAATAAAAAATATATTACAAACATATATATAATCATTCATAAAAATGGAGTTGGCAATTCCAATAGTAGCATTAGGAGGCATGTATTTAGTATCAAATCAAAATAAAAAGGGGAATGGCGGTAATAGCAATGGCGGTAATAATAACGGAGACAACGGAAAAAAAGAATCATTTGTTACGAATTCAAGAAACGCGCTTCCAAACACAAACATTCCCGTCACAAATTATCCGGTGATGAAGCCGGACACCGGTTCCAATGTAAACGCGTATCCATCGCCAAATGCAGTGACGGACAAGTATTATAATGCAAGTGTAGGAAACCGAGTTTTGCAAAATCCGAACCAGTTTGGGAATTCGTACAATCCAAACACGAATCCGAAAAAGAATCCCGGATTCACGAGTCCAAATACCGTGTACTCTTTAACCGGTGAGCCAATCAATCAAAATGATTTTCAGCACAACAATATGGTGCCGTTCTTCGGAGCGAAGATCAGGGGGCGCACCGCCGACGCCAATGCTCTCGAGTCGGTTCTTGACACGATGTCGGGCGCCGGCTCTCAAAGAATACGTAAAGAAGAACGCGCTCCCCTTTTCGCGCCTCAAAACGATGTCAATTTTGTGAATGGTATGCCGAATGTCAGCGATTTTATTCAGTCACGCGTCATGCCCGGAAGTAAAATGGCGAATGTGAAACCGTGGCAAGAAATTCACGTGGGACCGGGACTAGACCAAGGGTACAGCGCAAACGGCAGCGACGGATTCAATTCGGGAATGGAAGCGCGCGATAAATGGGTGGATCGAAACGTCGACCAGCTCCGCACGCTCAACAATCCGAAAGTAACGTTTGGTCTCGAAAGCCATGAAGGTCCGGCATACAACTGGAATAATTTGAACGCGCCCACCTCGGAAACATTTGGAAAGGTTGAGAAATACTTGCCGGATAAATTTTTCTTGAACACGTCGGATCGCTGGCTGACAACCACTGGTATTGAAAAGGCGCAAACCGCGCGGGCAAAAGAAGTGTATAAACCGCAGTCCCGCGTTTGCACCAGCAGCGAGTATTATGGACCCGATTCCAACGTGACCGGAACAAACACGTACGCTCCGGAAAATTATGAACCGTCAAGAAGACCCGAATCTAGTGCACACCCAATTTCACATGCTCACAGCAGCGGCAAACACGCACCCGGTCAAAATGATCACGGTCGCGACAGTTTTAAAATGTTGCCGAATCATCGCACCACCACAAAAAATCACGAAGGCGGAATCATTCATGGCGCTATGCGCGCAGTCGTTGCCCCGATTCTCGACTTTTTGCGACCCTCGAGAAAAGAAAATGCAATCGGAAACATTCGACTCTACGGTGACGTGAAACCGGCATTCGGATCATCGGGCATCGTGTACAACCCGGCAAGTCGCGCGGCAACAACCATTAAGGAAACTACCGAAGGGTTGCTTGGATTTGACCACTTGAACATTGACGCGCAAACCAGCGGGAGCGGGTATTTAGCAAATCCGCAACAAGCCATTTATAACCAGCGCGACACAACCAGCGTGCAGTATGTGGGATCAAGCGGCGGGGCAACAAATCAAGGTGTCGGCGTGTATCAAGCGCAATACAACCAGCACAATAATGTGAATAAGATTTCGACCAGTTTTACACCGGGCGGAAGCATTGGACTCTTTAATCCGACGGAAAATATTTGTATCAAACGCAATGATGAGAATTGCGACCCTTGGATTCCAACACCGGAATTTAAAATTTCAAATCCACCGGGACTGCAAACGTATGGGAAACTTGATAAATACCCTCAGAGTTACCAAGAATCTGTGAACTGCGAGCGCATTCAACCCGACATTTTAGACGCATTTCGAAAGAATCCTTACACGCAAAGTTTGCACAGCTATGTTTTACGGTAATAAGGTAAAATAAACCTAAAATAATGTTAGTTTAGAACAAATATAAAGTAATGAATAAAAATAAATGAATAAATTCATTTTTATTTAATATTTATATAATATTTATATAGTATAATTGTAGTAGTACATCATACATTCTATTTTTTTCATATTTTATTTTATTTTATTTACATTATGAGATTAAACCTGGATTTTAGTATTGCAATGGGTAAGTGGGTTCTATTTAGCATACTTATATTGGTCATCGTGTATGGTTCATATTACAGTTTATTTGGATTAAGAGAGGGATTTGAACCGGGAACGTGTCCGAAGGGGTGTTGGCAGCGCCCGGAAGGCGATGTCGACGGTAATTGTATGCGATACAATGTGGAAGATGGTCATAACAAATTCAATTTAACGGATTCTGCGGGAAAGTCAATACCGTTGATGATAACCCCGGATCATTATACGGGTAAGAAACTCGCAGCTGAATTAGAAAAAGTTATCAAGGGTAGTGGAATTACATCCACTTCAAAATTTACAGCCACTTTTCATCATCCTGACGATTCCGCCGGAAAAGACATGCGCATAAATGAACTTGAATTTAACTTAAACGGCAATGACAGCGACACTGTCACTATAGATTTCAATTTCGACCTAGATAAAATATACGCGCCACATGAAAGCCCGCTGGCTAGTTTATTTAAAATGGAAACAGTTTCACTCACGGGAAGCAATTCCGTGTATACCCCTATTGATTTAACTCCGTGGTTTCCATCCGATTTAAAACCAACCAATATTTGTCCTCAAGTGTGCACCTGGGGCGGATATGAAGGCGGAATTACAAAAGACAAAGATTACTGTCAATATGATACCGACTGTAGTGCATGCGATCCAGTTGTTTGTCCTCAAGGAGTATGTCCGCCAGTAAAGAAAAAAAATCCATACCCTCCTCCTCCTCCATCTAAAAAAGGTCGTGGTGGCGGTGGCGACGATGGTGACGGAGGCGGTGGCGGAGGTGGCGAGACCGATGTTTTAGATTGTACTCAAGCAAAATGCTATGAACAACCGGACGCCGGCTCAAACAAACAATTTAACAGGTACGACCCTCGCAGTAAAAAACGCGGACCCAATGACCCCAAATACGACGAAGATGTCGGGTTCTGCGGAATTGAATATATGGATAAATCCGGGAAAAAATTCATGTTTGGATGTAGCTCGTCAGACACGTGTGCAAAATTAGACTGCAACACCGCGTGTAAACGCGACCCCAAAACAAAAGAATTTGTAGGTGACTGCAGGATTTACCCCAAACACGATGCAAAAGGTGGTGGTGGTGGTGGTGGTGACGGTAATATTGACGATGAAGAAGATCGGATGGATAATCGCAGCAGTAACAGTTATTATGACAATGATATGGACGACTACATGAACGAACTCATGAGACCGGGTCAAATGACTCCAAATCAAATGTATAATTTTCGCCAGGCGCGATATGGATGCGACTCATCGAAATATGGGTGCTGTGCCGACGGGTTTACGTTTAAAAAAGATGCGAGTGGAAACAATTGTTTCGATTTTTTGCCTTATTATAATCCCATTTTATTCAGAGGTGGCGCTTAAAATCATTATTTTTTATTTGAAAAATGCAAAAAAAATCATAAAAATCATGATTTTTCCAATCGAAAAAATATAAATTGAAAACTTATTTTTTATTTATATTTTCATTAGCTTTTCCAATCCGTTGTCGTTTCATTCCTCTACTTTCGTTTCATTCCTTCTCAATGTTGTTGCAGTTGAACACTTTGTACATTCCTCGCGTCGCTCGCGCTCACATGGGTCATGCAGAATACATGAAACGCGTGTTTGATCACCAACAATATGCAGTGATCAAGTCGGTTGAGTTCTTTGAACACGAAATTCCAAATGCAGCATTTGGATTTGCAATTGTCAAGGTATTGTTTTGGATTCCAGGACCCATATCAAAGCACTTTCAGCAACGGTTACAAGATTCAAGCAGAGAGACGCGCATTGTCTTCTCTGATCCTTCTTACTGGATCGTCCTTCCTTACAGCGAAAAACAGAAAAGAAATCAAAAAAAAATCTACAAAATTCCACCTCCTCCCCTTCCTCTTATCAACACAACCAACACCAACAACTGCATCTGTGGATGCGGAGGAGGCGAACTCGATTGTTCTTCGCAAATTCTCTACAATCGCTTCACTGACAACATTTGGACACAGCAGTCCAGCGACAGTTGCCGGACTGACGACTGGTCTTACATGAACAACATGGAAGACAACTTTCGATTCTATGATACCCCACACCCATTTGACATGACAGTTTGATCAACAAAATAAATATTCCCGACAAGAAAAAAAATAAAAAAGAAAAAAATAAAAAAGAAAAAAGAAAAAAGAAAAAAGAAAAAAGAAAAAATAGAAAAAGAAAAAGAAAAAGAAAAAAAATATTTTTTTATAAAAAAAGTATTTTTTTCATTTAAAAATAAACAAATTGAAAAATAAAAAACGTATAATAGATTTAACAGTGCTTTCCTACAATGACCGCTCTTCAACAACACGAACCCAGCAAACAACGCCTTATTCGCAACATAGAAGAACTCTTGCTTTCACGCATGGAAAATGTCAACCCCGTCCCATCTAATACCGCCGAATCTCAAACTCTCGAAAAATTTTTCGCTCTTGCCGAAATCTACGCGTCAATTGTCGAACCATCTGAAATGTTTACTCGTCGAATGATCGCATTCTTGGAAACCATGCATAACCAGCAATACCGAGAACAACAACGCCAGCGCCAACGAGAACAACGCGTTCAAGTTACGCGCGTCGGTGCAAAACGTGTATTTGGCACCGATATAACACACGAAATGGACCAAAACAGAAACATTGCAAACAATGTGATTATGTGATTGATTGTTTACTCAACAAAAACAACAAAAAATAACAAAAACAACAAAAATATTTTTTATTTACTTTTATTTTTACTTACTTGTGTTTCACTTGAATTATTTTCACTTAAATATAAAATTGAAATTTTAAATGGTAAACGATATATTGACACTAGCTTTACAAACATCATCATCGCCGCCAATCAATTATGCAATCATCATCATCATCATCAAATTATACGTATACCAAACAACAATTTATAAGAGATGTACTTGAATTGGCAAGACAGAGATTATCTGTCGAAAGCGAACTCAAAAGCAAAAGAATGTTGAATACAAATTCTGTCAATTTTATGGAAATCATCGTCGGTGTTGGTTACATGTTACTTGTTGTTTTGTTCCTTGTGAATATCTTTTTAAAAACACTGCACAGATTTGAATCTCGCTTTGCATCATCATCACACGGTAACCGGTTCGGATTTATTACAAATGAAGATTCCGATTATGAATCCTATTCCGGTTCCGATTCCGATCTTGATGGTGACGATACAAATGACGAAGACAAAGACGAGAATGAGGACAATGATGCAGACTCACCCATTTCGCTACGCCCAACTCTATCAGTGACACCAGTTAAACACGTCGCCCCCATGACGACGCCCATGCAGAGTATAGTTGTTGACACTCCGCAAACTCCTTATCCACCAGTAGCAGCTTTAAGAAGAAGTATGCGTTTGAAAATTAAAAGTGAACTCAATTTAACCTCGATAGAAAAACAAAATAGAACAAATGCACTAACCCAAACACAACGAAATCAATACAATTTTAGAAATGAAAAAGTAACCATTTCATCTGCCCCACCGTCTTATGTCTTCCATCAAAATCACGAAAATAAATTGAAAAGGAGATCCCGATTCAATTCTCCTCTTGTTGTTCGCCGACTTATCTTATAAGTTAAAGTCAATTACGATGTTCCGGTAATCGGAGCAGGCGCATTGCTCTTATCTGTAATATCTTTTCCAACTTTTTTATTCACATCATTTACCTTTTGTTTCAACACAGTTGTTATTGTATCCGTGTTTGTCTTAATTCCTGTGGTATTATTACTGACATCCGTTGACAGTTTATCCACCATCGGCGTCAGTGCGCCAACTTTTGCGGCCAACATGTCGGTTTTCGCACTATCTGCATTCGCAGTTTCAGACAACGACATGGTTTCAATATCACTCGACAAAAGCGAAAAAACAATGATGCATATAAAAAATAAAATAAATCCTACCACCACTAAATTACAATTTGTTTTTAAAATATTCATACGTGTTTTATTTTACTTTATCTTGTATGAATATTTTATTTTTAATTTTTAAATTTTATATTATTTTATATTTTATTTTTATTTTTTATATTTTATGTTTTACATTCATGTAATACTCAACATTTGCATTTGCGCGGCGCACCAGGACACTGTTTATTCATGTCCTCCTCATTTTCTTGCAGCTTTCCATTTTCAACATGCTCGACTTTGATATCAATTACATTTACACTGTCTTCGAATTTTTTAAGAACAAAAAGTTGTGACGACAAGCTTTGTGCATTCATAAACTCAATGACTGCCTCCATGTTTACACGTTTACCGTTTGCCTTTAATACAGTCTTATACTGCTCATGCAAATCAAACATGTTCTTCTTGTATTCCACCGCAAATTCTTTGAGCGCTTTTTTCTTGTGCAGATAACAATCCAAATAATTCTTGTGCAAATTATGCATATAATTGTAGAAATTTGTTGAGTGTCGGAAAAACTCAAGTTGGTCTTCCGGAAACCTCTCAAAATGACTCTGCAACTTTCCAAGTTTTTTCAAATGCAAATAAACAAATCGACTTTTCTCCACCACCCCCTTTGCATTTTTTATAAACTCGTAGTTCGGATTACGGAATTTATACCGTGCGCCCTCGTGCGTTCGAAACATGACGCCCGGATAATAATACAACGAATTGTTTGACGCCCACACATTGATAATCTTCTGAAAATCTTCTTCGCCCTTCAAAAGTCCAAATCTGGCCGGATGACCAACACTCGAAAATTCTGACCAATTCACAACAGAACGATCCATCTCATACACGGTTGTCCCGTCAATGTAATAAACCGCAACAATATACAACGCCATACTCTTTACTGGCGCAACAATCGTATTATCCGGATGCTGTAGAACAAAACTATACGAATACTCCTTTGGCAAATCATCGAATTTAAACCCAACCGCAGCACACGCCTCTAAAAACATCCGTCGAAAACATTTTTTATCCACCACACCCGAACCATTCTCCCTCTTTTCTGCTGGAGAAACCACATTCCTCGTTGAAAACTCCCAACTTTGAACATCATTTGACGAATTATAAAACAAATTCACCATGGTTCCTTCGACAAATTCTTCTGCAAATTTTATTTTTGAAACATCAACCGCTGTTTCTCCCTCCGGTCTGCTAGATGAATCTTTGGATCTAGGCACATGTTCGCACATCGGAGGCGAAAAACATACGATTTTTCGATCCGCATTTAAAATCACCGAACGAACATACTGCTCATACCCATATTCAACTCCATCATCAATGCGTTTTTTTAATATTTTCTTATCATAATTCACCAAAAAGTAGGAATGTTTATAGTCATTTGTTTGCCTATTAAAAAAAGCATACGGGGAATCGATCCAATGATTCTTGTTATTTGTCACTTCCACCACTTTACACTTGACACACGCATCCTTGTGTTTACAATCGTCAGGATCACTTTCATCTCTTTGAACAAACTCATACAATGATGGAACACAACTCAGATCAAATGAATAATAATATGGTTTACCTTTGACAAGTGACATTATATATGCTATATATTACTTTGTTATTTGTAACTTTATATAATGTTTAATAGCATTTTTTCTTTAAATGTATTCCATAAAATATTTAATAATAAGAAATGAATAAATAATAAATATATTCTAAAATTTAAAGAATTTTCTCTAATGATAACTATATATCATATTTATTCATATTTATAATTATAATATTATAGTATTGATTTCATATATATATTTATATATTATAGATTATAGATTACAGTAAGATCCCTTACAAGAATGGAGGTAGAAGTAGAAGAGAGAATCGAACGTGAATTCGAATCAGACCCCGGATCTAACCTTGAAATGAATAATAAATTATTTCTAGGAGACCAGCTAAAAATAAATGCAACCGTTTCTGAATCCAAGCTGCAAAATAATGTATATGAAGTCGTCTACATTGACTTGAGCACTCTTCATCTAAATGATAAAAAAACACAGCAACTCATAAAACTCCGCATTCGTGACGGCGAATTTACCGATAAAATCGAAGATGAAGACATTTTAGAAATACAAGTCCTGGAACGAAAATCAACACACAAATTTGTTGAACAACACGACCTGAAATTAAATATGATTCTCTCCGTCGAACTATCGCTGACACCACAACAAATTCGAGAACATTTGGAACAACAACAAGGAGAAAAAGAGGGAGAGAAAGAGAAAGAGGAAGAGAGAGAAGGAGAAAAACCACTTGTCATCACATGTAAAATTATAGACGTGGATGCGAATCAGGACATGATTGAAGTAAAAATTATACTCGATGATAAAGAATCATCGTCGTCGTCATTCTCTCCTGAAATCAAAGAACAGTTGTTAAAAGACAGCATTTTTATCCATTTTGGATGCAGGGGATTGCCATTTTGGATTAAAAGAATAAAAATAATCGAATACAAGCCGTCGCCACTGCCGTCCGCATTATCCGATGTCGATGTCGTAGAAGAACAAGCTATTCAAGGCGAAGGCGAAGAAGGAGACGTCGGAATCGATCTCGACCTTTCCGATGCATTGGATGAAGGAAACCACATTTTTGCAAACATCATGTACGAAGTTCCGTCTTCACAAAAGATTGTTTCAGAGATAAAACAGTACAATGATTTATTGGAAAATATTATTGCATCCGTGCCAAAACATAAACGAACCGAGGCCGAACTCAACAGCATTCATCGAAACATTGAACGTTTTTTTCAGTTGCGAAAAGAGTATTCAACCTTTGATAAAAATGGAGTTCCAAAAATGCCGGCACACTTGAGTAACGCGGACAAACCGGCTGTTTCACACATTCAAAATCTTGACGCACAACTCTACTGGGTTTTGCCCATTGTAGAAAATATCAAGAAATTGTACGTCACCGGCGACGATGCGCAAGAAGCAGACACGATGAACGGAATTTACAGCTTCAAGCAACAAATAATCGAAGAAAAAGGAATATACCCGGACCGGAACGCACCATATAATCCCAATATTATGAACGATCTCAACTCTTATTTGACTCCTTTTGAAAACCCTAAACAAAATCCGGATCGCAACTATATAATGCAAGCTCGACCAACACGTGCCAATATGCTGACCCTATCCACAAATAATGACACCATTGTATCACGGCGTTCAAAATTAAAATTAAATGATAATAACGCGATTCCCTCGTTTGTAGATCGAATGTACAATACCGGTTTGACAAAACTGGAATTTGAAGACGTAAAATCAAACAGTGTAAAGCGCGTTGATTCAACACCGGACGATCCGGCTTTTGTTACGTCCTTTATGACACTGGGAACACCCGCTGTCGTGCATTTGTCTCAACTGCTTTTGCCCGACACTTTTTTAGTCGACCAAGTGGCTCTAAATTCCGTCTTTTTAAAAACATGGCAGTCGGTTATTTCAAGCGTTGTAATGAGAGACGACATTCCGTCTGAAATTGTCCGAATTGAAAAAAAAAACGGGGGCAGAAGCGACCAGTACCAGTACGTTGGCGAATACAAGGGTTCTCCATCCTTATTTCAAGACGCAGTGCTGTTTTCACCGGATGCTGCTACTGCTGCAGCCAATGCAAGCGCCAGCGCCGTTATCAAAGAATTTATAAGTTCATTCGTCCCGACAAATGAAGACGCGTTTCACATTTTAGAAGCAGAACTGGCGGAAAAAACGGGAAAAAGGGGAATAACGAAACAACCAAAAAATCGTCTTCAACATTATTTATCTTTATATAAAGTTATTTACGCTCTTCAACCATTTTTAATTTATTCGAAAGATGTCAACACGCAGCAGTATGACATGATGCGCGCATTTATTCATAAAAATATCGACAACTACTTTAAAAGACTTCAATTGTCTAAATCTAAATTCAAAAAACTCGTTAATAAAAATGACATTACGGCGTTGGAATCGTTGGAACTCTTTTATAATGCGTTTGGCGACCACGACTCTAAATCCGCTAAAAAAGCGACGAAAGATGCCCTTCAAACCAAAATTGTGCTTGCCGATGACACTACAGTAACCTTTGACGAAATATTCAAATTGTATAAATTCAACGTGTTAAAACGCCAGGACGACATATTTCTCTCCGCGTCTGAAATATTAAAAATAATTCTCGATACCGATTGCGCGCGCTTGTTTATGGACGCGCTTGCTGTAGAAAACTCGGACTTGACATCTTCCGAAATCGACAGTATTATACGCAGGGAACAGCAGGACATCGCCGACCATCTATCCAAAAATGCGGCGTCATCATCCGATGCAAAAACATGCAAAAAACGCGAAATCATCTTGAGCAAAGTTTATTCTTCCACCGCTGCATTGGAACTCGATAATAACGGAGAAGGCGACGTGTTATTTGATGCGCGTTATGATTCGTCTGGAAAACGCCTTGTGAAAAATGGGGACTATGCGGCGTTAAAAACCGAACAAGGCGATGAAGGCGAACAAGGCGGTTACCAATACTTTGTCAGGCGCAACAACAAATGGATCAAAGACGACGACCCCGAGCTTCAAAACGTGCAACTCGACGATCCGTCCTATTTTTGCAACATCCCTTCCGAAACCAAACCCAACCCGCTGTGTTTCTCAATCAACCAAAAGTGTCTTGACAAGTCGGTTGCAGAATCGTCGATTTTACAAGATTTAACCACAAGAATTGTGAATGAATTTGACCAACAAAGCGAATCAAAGCGGAAAAACATCGACGAACTATTTTTATTCGATTTGAAAAATATAAAACTGCTCGATAAACTCAAAGTGTACGACATTCTAAAATATAATAAACAAAAATACAACCTTGCTCAAGAGAATAAGAAACGTGTTGAAACCATCGTCACATCTCCGTACCAGGACACCGTAAATTGTATTCTTGGGTTGGACGATGTTGCGCTAAAATATCAATGCATATTAGATTTGGTAAGCAGTGAACTTTTTGTAAGAAATGCCGCACCCGGCGACGACGTGCACTGGTTTTACTGTAAAACAACCGGTGTGCGTTTACTACCCACCTTTTTTTATGAACTTGCTCAAAATTATAATCCCGCCGAACCCAAATCTTCCAAGTATGTTTCCACACTCTCGCGCATTGAGAAATCCAACGGTAAACGTGAAGGCGATCGAATCGTCGATAAATATAGCGGCTACGCAATTTCGAGAACGGCATTCGTGTCTGAATCGGAGTGGATGGCATCCGGTGAAGAGGAAGGCGGCAACGAATCCGTTTTACATTTGATGCGCGATGAACAACAAATGGCTTCTGACACCACTTCCGTAAATGCGGGCGACATTATTGAAATTAATATTCAAAATGAAGGTATTCAACAAACCGGAACGGCTGCTGCGATTTTAAAAGAAGACGAAGACGAAGAAGCGGAAGAGCGGCGGCAAGAAGAGCAAGATCAAGAAGAACAAGAAGAACAAGAAGAAAAGCAATACGAGTTTGAAACGGCGAGAGAAGAATATGAAACCATGCTGGGAATCATAACCCACTACGAAAATTCACTTTCGATTGTACTCAAACAAAAGCAGAAGCGGTTTATTATCGAGACGATTCAATTTCTTATTCCTGCAAAAAAGACAAAGGAACAATACGACGTCGAAAAGAAAGCCAACGTCGATTACGACGCGTATGAAAAAACCTACAACCAGTATCTCATTTTTTATTGCATGGCGCTGACCATTGTTGTTGTGCAATCATCCGTCCCGCAAATTAAAACCAAATCCACGTTCCCTAATTGCGTGAAATCGTTTGAAGGATACCCGTATTCCGCAGACGAAACCAACCTGGCATTCATTATTTATATGGCGTGCATCACTCAGAAAGTGAAGAGCGAATACGCCCCTTGGAACTCTGTGAAAAAAATAAACCAGGATAAAATGAGGGACACGCTGTTCAATTTAATCAAGACGAAAATAGTCAATTTACCAAACGTCCAAGCTCTATTTGAAGCCAAGCGTGAGCACGATGTGTTTAAAAAACAGCGCGAAATTTTAAAGGTAAATGCGAAATACAGAATTAATGATGCGCTCTTCCTGTTTCGCCCGCTTCTTGTAAATCCGTCCCTCGTACTAACTTCCACTCCGTTGCCCGTGACAAAAACGTATTGCGACGAGTTGAAACGAAACCTCAAAAATGGAAACAGTTTGCAAACGGATAACATACTCGTGATTCAGTCGAAAATCATTCATTTCTCTCTACTGGTTCAAAAACTCATTCAAGATGTGGTTACGGCGCAAACCGGAGACAAGTCAAAGCTGTTGTCGAGAAACTATATTCAAAATGCGTGTTGTAACGAAAAGAGTGACCACGATGAAAAAACCGTGTTACAATACATGATACAACGCGAACCCAATATCAAAAATTACTGCGACATGGTAGATTGTAATGCAGATATTTTACACGACGTCTACAGTTTGAGCGAGGCGGCAACCATGCTTGATCCAAAAGACACGCGAAATGTAATTCCCGAATTACCTTCCAATTTCGACGAATACACCATTTATAACGCGTTTATGACGTATTGCAACTATGGTAAACATAAAGGGCTAAAAGCCGCTACTGCCAGCGCTGCATCTGCCGAATCCGCAAAAAAAAAGAAATCGGCATCAATTAAAGCACAAGAAAAGGCAAAAGCCAAAACAGCGGCTGAAGAAGAAGGAGCGGAAGAAGTAGCAGAAGAAGGAGCAGAAGAAGCAATGCCACTTGCAAGCGCACTGTCCGACGAAATTCATAAAATTTGCAAATTCAGAAACACCGTTGGAGAGAATCGGGATATATTCGACATTTTGAAATCTGCAAAAGGAATGACGCATGATAATAAATTAAAATTAATTACTCAAATTAAAAATGAATTCAATCTAGATTACACGATTAAAGATTTACAACATTTGCTTCAGTTGATCAACCGTAGTACAATGAAACCCATGTATGAAGCCCGCATTGGAACGTATAGCGAAAATTTGAACCGCATTTTGATGAAAATGCTGTCGCCATCTGTCTCTGCAACCACTTCTGCATCTTTAACTGCGCTCTTTTCTAACGATAAAGACAAGGACAAGGACGTGCTCGTTGCGCTAAAAGCATTTAATGAGAACCAAACCGCCGAACGATCGAGAAATTTACAACGACACGTCGAACAAAATAGCAAAATTTTGACGGAGAAAATCACGGCATTTTTAAATATGAAAAACAAAGGAACTGTGAATGCCGTATTCAGAACACCGTCGGATATTACGCAAGGTGTCGTTACAAAAGGCGGTATTATGATGTTTCATAAAACTGAAAACACGTTACTAAATGGCGAAAACAATACGCTTGAAGTATCGGTCGAATTTATTAAAAATGCAATCAAAAATATAACACAAGTGTATCCAAACATGCTGCTGAATCAAGTTTCCGAAATTGAGTCGTTGCCGCCCTACATTACCGGACAGCTTTCTGCCAGCGACGCATCGTCCATTATCGCATTCTCAAATGAGCGCGTTACAAAAACGCTCGGCAATTTCTATAAAATCGGAAACAAGAAACCGATTAGCAGTATTTTGAAAAATGTGCAATCAACTGCGCTTATACTAAATGATCTTGTTGAGAATACGCCAATTTACGACGAAACCAATAAACACATTACGCTCCTTCTATACGAATATTATTTCTTGGTCGCCGTTCATTGCTACTTGCATTTTTCAAATGCTGTCAAGCAATTTCGAGAGAAAAAGGCGGGACAAGGACAAGGACAAGGACAAGGACAAGGACTAAAACAAAAAAACCCTATTGATGTGCAAAAAGAAGTGTCGCGAATTTTAACCACGTATTTCGATCTTATTTTGGATGATAAAAAAATAATGAATCGCAACATTGAAACCGTTCGTGAAACTTATTTGCGTTCTCTCGACGATGAGAGAGATGACATTGTTCAAAATGTGGATCAAATGTCGGAAGACCAGAAACAAATTTACTTGAATCACAAGAAATACAAAATGGGTTCGCAGTCCATCGGTAAAAATACGGGTCTGCGGATTTATAACCCGGATTTTGAAACGGAAGAATTGGCACGCATCGAGAGAATCAACAATCGTAAAAAGGAACGTGGAATACTCAGCACAATCTTGTCCGGAGATCTAGACCCGGAGGCGCTGGCCCGTGAAGATGCAGTCGTAGACGAAGGTGATGCGCCTGACTATGATGATGATGAAGAAAATGAAATGAATGAAGATGATGCACACGAAGAGTACGCGAATTCTGCGGATTTATATCCGGACAGTTATGTGGATGTAGAATAAGTTTCAGAATTTGAATCTTGAGAGAATAGAGAGAAAATCATAAATTCTAGAAAATATAAATCTAGAAAAGTAATTTTAAAAATAAAAAATGTAAAATTTTTTTTTGTAAAGTTTTATATATTATTTTACATTTTTAATGTACCAAGCGGGAGCAGCCCGTTTCTTGTTCCATGTAGCGATTTTTTGTTTTTCTTCCGACATGTAGTAGTTTCGGTAAGCTTGGACTGCATCTTCGTGCTTATATTGGTCCGGCATGGCTTGTGCGAACGGGGTGAGACGCTGCTGAGGGAAAAGCGACGCGTCTGGAAGGTGCTCACGTAAATATTGCGCAACCGTGTATGATTTGTGGATTTTGGTTTCAGGATGGTCATAGCGGTATTGCCATTCCTTGTGCATTTCGTCAATGAGGTCGAGCGTCCAAATGAAATTGGCTTGAGATTCTCTGCACCAAATTGTGACGGGGTGATTTTTGTGTGCAATTTTGTAAAGTGGAGCATTGCCTTCCTCATCATCGGGGAGAAGAATGCGACGAGCAGAACACAGCATTTGAACCGCTTCTAAAATGATTTTTACAATATGTTTGTCCATCATGGCTTTAGCAACTTCGCGTGGAATCAGGGATAAAATAAACAAGTTCATTCTTTGAGAAAATTTCTAAGAAACACTGATATTCCATTTATTATTCATTAAAAATTCAATTTGATTATTTTTCTTCATCATTTTAATCTTTTCTTGATCATTTTTATTTTATTGTGTTATTATAATATTAGTTATTAGTTATTATAATTAAATATTTTATTTAGGAAAATATTTTATTTAGGAAAATATTTATACAATATGAAATATAAAAGACGATCGTTAAAAAAAAAACGACAACAACCTCGTAAAAAAAAATATACGAATGTTCAACGCGGCGGAGGGTTTATGGATGTAATTGCAGAACTAAATGCGATGGAAGGGCGAACTTATACGCGCATGGCGGTTCATCCAACTCAACCATTGGTAGCGGTTGGAGATGATGCAGGAACTGTAATGTTATTCAAAATAATTTCAATTTCAGCACAACAGCAGCCAAAAAGGGTTGCACAGTTAATGGGTTTATCAAAAACTGTCGAGTGTGTAGAATTTCATCCGACTCTTCCCGTAGTAGCAGCAGCATGTTCTGATAGTGTATTGATATGGGAAATTGGCCAAATAATTGGAGGAGAAGAGCAACAGCAAGAGCAACAAGTTCAACAACTTGAACCATCACACACTGTTATAAGTGATGATATAAAGGGAAAAATAAAAAATGACGCTGAACTCAAGGCCATATATGAAGCAACACTTGACAACCTAGAAATAAAAGATGTTATTGAGAATGGCAAAGCCGAACATGATAAGTTGGAAAAGGCAATTTTAACATTAAGTGGTAGAATATACGCTAACAACATGAAAATTCAAAATCAAACTACGATAACAAGAGAATGGGATACTATTCTACAACGATATATAGAGCGACCTTATAAGCCGGGTGAAAAAGAAGAACTGGATAAAGAACTGAAGAAAGAACTTATAACAATGGAACGGGAAGTTGAAGAAATGACAAAGAGAAAAAATATCCTTTTAAAACAAATAAAGGAAGCAAATGAGATGAATGTACGTATGTTAGCACTAGAAGAACAAAATGACAGAATAAGGAAAGGTGTAAAAAATGACATTTCATGCTTTGCATTTCATCCAAACAAACCATACATTGCAGTTGCTTTAAATACAAGTTTAGAAAAAATAGGTATGTATCGTTTTGATCTATCGCCCCCTACTGCTCCTCCCCAATTCTTATCATCCTTCCCCTCATTTTCCTTTTCGCCCGAGGCCACTGAGACCCTCAGTGCAGTTCGCCGTGACCCTCAACGATTATATTTTTTCACTCAATATCAATCAAATCCAATTGTAATGGTTTCATTTGTTTCATTTAGTCGTGATGGAGAAATATTTGTCTATGGAGACAAAAACAGAAAAGATATTTTAGGAAGGATTTTTTCGGAAAATATTCGTAGATTTTATGAGAAGCATTACAACACATACCCTGAGAAGTGGTGGGACACATATCGATTGCTAGCAGAACCAGCAGATCTATCATATACGTGCATTTCGTCAATCAAATCTGAAAAAATAATATATCCTAATGAGACCCATCATACATTTATGATAGGTTATAGCAATGGCTCTTTAAAAACAATGTTAATAAAAGTATCTAAGACTCAAGAAGGGGAATATGGAATATTGCCGCAAAATAATTTGACATTTTCTACTCTTAAAAGTGGACAAGAATTACAACAACCTGTATTCAGTGTTGCCGTTCATCCATCGCTACCCTTTTTTGCAAGTGGGTCACTTCATCACGCTAAACTATGGAGTTTTGAAAAAGGCGAAGCGCTTGAATTAGTACCTTTACAAAATGTTAAGTCGGTCGGATTTAATGAGAGTTTTTGGGCAGCATGCGATCCACGCGGTGTGCATGTTTATAATTGTGATTCAGGTGATTTTAAAGAATATATGGAAGAATATAAAAAAAGAGATGAAATTAGTAAGTTTTTGCAACAAATAAACATAAAAGACTACAAGTTAGACGAAAGGGCGGATATTTGTCCTATATGTCAGGAACCTATGCATGACCCAACTACACATGAATCAGTAAAAAGTGGTGTTGATGAAGAAAATTTTCTAGATTGCGACCATAAATTCCATACAAAGTGTATTCAAAAATGGTTTGATCTAACAGGAAGGCAAACGTGTCCTGTATGCAGAAAAGCGAGTATGATAGTAAAACAAACACCGCAGCGTTTCGCTAATGATCCACGTAGAAGTGAAACGCTTCAAGCTCGGGCAGCTGAATTATCAGAAAAACAAAGAGAGTCGGTTATTGCAGGTATACAGAGGTTGGTAAAATATGAACCCCGCCCACGAACCCTATTTAGTAGCCCCCCTTCTTCTCCTGTTTCCACGTCTCAAAGCGCCGCCGCTGCCTCTCCCCAACGCCCCCAGTTAACAATACAACAGCTTCGAGATGCACGCAACGCATATTTTGGTGTTGGACAACAACAACGACAAAATGAACAACAACCACCACGAAGTGAAAATGGTGGTGGCGGTAAACGAAAATACTCACGAAAAAAAAATAGTTCAAAGAAATCAAAATTTCGTCGCCGGTATTCAAAAAAATATAAATATTAAAATAAAAATATTAAATTGTAATCAATCACTTTCATTACAATTTAATTACAGTTAATGTATAATTTCATATATTTTTTTGTTTTGATATAATAACAATCAGGTTTAGCGATATTCATATACTTAAATACAAATTTATATATACTAAAAATAAATAAATATGAATCGACTGTTTATCAAACAAAATATCACTTCACTTTCTATACTGCTGTTTATTATCTTATTTGGAATTATGGCATATGTGAAACCAAGCTTCGTATTTCATAAAGACGGAACCGTTCGCCAATTTGGAATCGGCTATAAAAATAAAACCGTGATACCAATATGGCTCATCGTGATTGTCATGGCATACTTGTCATACCTGTTTCTCCTTTATTTGCAAGTGTTTTAAGACAATGACGCCGCATTATACAATGCCCATTATTCAAAACTAACCACCACTTCCACATTTTCTGTTTTGATACTTTTGATTGCCGAAACCGACAATTCTTCGCGCTTCTTTCGAGTTTTATTTTTTTCACTCTTGATTTCATTCTTCACTTCGTTTGCAATATCCAAATCTTCCCCACATGACGAAGTCGATGAAATGGAAGACAGGGATGAAGCAGTTGAAGAATTCGATGAAGACGAGCGTTTCGATGTACTGTTTCTCGCATTCATGTCGTCTTCAATGGTTCCATAATGCTGCTCAATGTATTGAACAATGTCATTCTCAATTGCCCATTTAAAAAAATTGAGTTGTCCAATCGTGGTCTGAATGAATGTTCCGTTTTTATACGGAATGGTAATTCGATCCCATCTACAAAACGGGTCGAACCGTTTTTTTGAATACGCTTTGAGTTTCAATTTATAGTCGACATACACTTTAAACCGCCTTGAGCCCTTTGAATATTCATTGTTAATTGCATATACCGTGAAATATTTTTTCGCATAATTGGTTGCGAACCAGTCGATAATTCGAAGCGATATTTTCGAATGACCGTTAATAATTTGCAACATTACATCCAAATTTCCATTTTGGTCATAGAATTTTAACAAATTGGTCAACAATAGCGCATTTTGTGTCGTGTATCCTGAACTTCCAACAACATCATCTATGTTTGTCATCTTACTTATTTTTACGTTATCTCTCTATCTCTCTCGTATTAAATTTATTATGAAATTTGCGTCAATGATATAATTACGTGTTTTTGGTTTATATCATTTTTTACAGAAATATTAAAAAAATGTTAAAAATTAAATATTAAATTATTTTTATTTAATTCAATTTACGAAATGTTAATCCGATTTGTTTTCCGTATTTAAACCGGTCACTGTCCATGGTTCCCCGTTTCAAATTGCACTCCAAACAACTCACAACGACGTTGTCCGTATTGTGTCCGAGAGTATTGTCAATGCGATCTAGCGTCCATTGCTGTTTCGAATAAATATGTTTATATAATATCTCGCAATCGCGCTTACAGTAAAAACACTTCAACTTTGAACATAATAGTTTATCAACTATATTTTCGAGAGATATAAATAAATCCTTGTTGAATATTTTTTTATCAACATCTTGTCGCTTATATCCCGCCATTTTATTTGACAGCTCTTTTATAATAAGACATCGATGCTCGACTCCGTCATCTTCCATGTTCAAATACAGTTTGGATATTTCGCGAAATTGATAAGCGTGTGCGAAACAATGCTCCGGCAAATCCCATTTCTCACACAATGTTCGCTTTAAATCCTCCGATTTCGTGGAAACCTTTTTAGAGTCCGATTCTGTGTGTTGTGTATCGTTTTCGATACACTCTTTTTTCAACATTAATCCCAACTTTTTACCATGAATGCCGCATATGTTGATATTTTTTATCATTTTTATTTTAGAAAATTTAGACAAGTTTAGAAATTGTGAATACTATTTTTTTGAATATTGAATTTTGAATATTGAATATTTTTTAATATATTATAAAATATTATATATACTATACATATAAATAGTTTATATAAAATGAATATGATGGATACGCTATTCGGCCCGCTCACTCGTGAATACTGTTTGTATTATTATGGGTTTTCGGTATTTTTTTATGTTTTGTTTGTTTTTGTAACTGTATTTTCTCTCTACAGTTTGTTTTCTAAAAAATTCAGCTTTGGATTACTTCTCAACTTATTCATGAGTTGTTTTACATACTTTTTAGCATATTTTGTTTCGCGCTTGTCATATTCCATGTGCGTTGGCAGTTTAACCCCATCAAGCGCATCGTCTCCCATGCACCTGTTTTAATTTGGTTAAAATCAATGTAAATTCTACAAAAATACACACTATGAGAAATATTTATAAACACCGCCTACAATCCATGCAGCGTTGATAACAATAGATTGATACTGTTTTGATGTAACACATACGACAAATAATCCTGACGCACCCAACGTGTTTAAAATAAAATCGTTTGTCTTGGAAAGGGGAACGACATATGGTATCAAAACTAAAATGCTTCCAATCCAGCCAATCCCTTCTGAAAGATACATTTTATATTTTATATTATTATCATCGGCATTATCGGCATTATCGGCATTATCGGCATTATCAGCATTATCGGCATTATCGGCATTATTATCATTTGTACAATTTTCAATAGAAACAATAGTTTGATTAGAGTTTATTTCCATTTTCTAATAATTCAATTAATTCAGTATATTTGGTATTATTTATTCATTATATTTTTATTTATTTTACAACAAATAAATAAATCTTGAAACTATGAACAAATTATTATTTATGAAATAGATTTAAACTCTATTTCATAAATATATATAAGTTACCGAAAAAGAATTCCATCAACCTCAATCATTTACACACAATTAAATAAAATAGAATGGCTTCTGAATCTGTTTTATCGAATCCGAATCTGAATTCAACAATCAACGAATGCAATAACGAGCATGAAACATCAAGTCATCGTAATAACGACAATACCGTCGTCGACGATCGCCATATTATAAATAATTCAGCAAAAGAAGAATGCGTCGAACTTAGAAACATGAAGTATAAATCCATGTTGCTAAAAAAAACAAATACGAAACAGTTGACAAAATGTAATTCAAATGTCGATATAGATTCGTTTCTTGAAAAAGAAAGGACGCAGAACAAGGAAGAACAGTGGGCAAAATTGGACAAGTCCATGAAAATTATTAAGATAAATGCATTCGTCGAACATTATTCCGGTGAGAACAACTTGAACGAAAAAGACAAGTTATTCCTTCATGATTTTTTACTTTACTGCCTCGAGCAAAAAAAATTATTAAAAACAAAAGACGTTTTATATGATAAAATAAATGGGACTATTACGTCTATTCCTTGTTTGCTCTACACACCAACACTGACAAAAAAATTCACATTGAAACGATGTGAAAAAAGACCGTCAACGTTGAGCTCGCTTGCCCCAAAAAGTAAAGTGAATCGAAAACCATTAAAAACGAAATCGCCAAAATCGCCGTCGAAATCGTCGAAATCGCCTACTACCAGCAGCAGCGAAGGCGAAAGTAAAGATATTGTTTGTCAACAAACATGATTTCATAATTTATTTACCTTTTCTAGTAGTTCAGCGAGCGCAGTTTTCATGTATTCGATATCTTGCGACATTTTTATAATAGTGGTGTGAATGTTATTATTATTATTTTCATTCACATGATTTCCTTGATATTCAGTTTGACGCTGCTGTTCATTTTCACTTTTTTGTGTCTTGATTTTCTTCAGTTTATTAAAAATAAAACTTATATCACCGTGAACGTCGTCGTTGTGCTCATTCTCATTCTCATTTTCATTCTCATAATAACTTTCATTCTGTTGCTGCCGATTTTCAATGACATGTAGTTGACTTCCAAAACTAACACGTTTTTCATTTTCTTTTATACCCGAATTCTCAGATGAAGATGGCGGCGGCGGTGCAAATGCAACACTTTTTATTTGTTCCAGCTCTTTCTCTCTCGACGCCAGCGCTTCTGCAAGTAAGCGTTCCATATCATTTCCAATCGGTTTATCATATACGTCGTCCATAAAGTTAATTTCTTCCGGTTTTTTCAACTTTAATATGGAAGACATTTCTTCCTCCTTTTTTTTAAACTCGGATTGAAATGCATTTTGGCGCTCTTTTTGCAAATCTTGTGCCGTATATACCGTTTCCAATTGCGGAACTTGTTGTTGTTTTTTTTGATATACTTGTTGAGGAAGGTTTTTATATTGTTGCTGTTGTTGCTGTTGTTGCTGTTGTTGCTGTTGCTGTTGTTCTTTGACTGCGTCTATTTTTTTACAAATAATGACAACCGCCTCTTTATTTACCGCATTTAAATTTACGGGTTGATTTAATCTTCGATAGTGTTCGCCAATCTCACGAATCGTCGACTCAAACATTTCTTGAATATTGTGTTGCAGATATTCGGGTATTCCAACAAATTTTCCGCCACCTTGTAAAACACTCCACAATAGTGCTTTGTTTTCATTCGTTGCAAAGGACGACGCGGTGGATAACTGTGTTGATGATTGCAAATTCATTTTATTCAAGTATGTATTTTATACGATATTCGTTTAATTAATTAATTTAAATATAGATGAATATAACTGTAACCTTTATTATTATTTTTAATGAATTAAATATAAAATCTAAAATTGATTTTACATTTTTCTTAAACGCATTTCACAAATTGCATCTAACCTAATCTATTGGCAGCAGTCATGATACCGCCGCTTACCGTTGTCAATCCGATTGATTTACAAGTCGGAGAAAGATACTTGATTGAATATGTTGGTGAACATTATCACTCTCACCCGAGATGCAAAGGGGTTTTTGTTGGAAATATAATGCCAGAGTGTCACTATCAATGCATTCAATCCAAGTTCAACAACATCTGCGATAACATGGTTCCTAATATTAAACCCGACTTTGAGTACAAGTTACAAGATTGTTTTTATAAATATTACAAAGCTGACGCAGTTACACGGGCGTATATAAGACACGTGCTACGTACCATAACGGGAGATCCTGATTTCGAATATGAATATGGTAAAAAATAATGAAATGATGAAATGATTCATTCGGGTAAGTATTGTTCATGTTTATAATAATGTTACCATTCTCAGAACAAAATAGTGAAGAAAGTGCTCTGTTTTACATTCTTGAATGTGGGTTATATATTCGACAAAATCTAAAAAGTTGGAATTTATGTATTCAGGATAATTTTGTATCACATAATTCAAAAAATTTTTTATTAAATTTTTACGTTCAATATTATAGTTTAAACTTATTTCATTCAATTCATAAATAATAACAGCGGGTTTCATTTTCGTTTTAAACATTGTCACCACATTTTTCCACACTTCATTCGTTATAACTTTGCATTCGTGAAGCACGTGCTGATTGGACTGCATATAATTTATCATACTTCGAATATCCGAATTAAAGTGGCGTTGTATCGATGTTAAAATGTTTAAACTCGCATTTAAATTCTCAGACACGTTGATTTTTTGTAGAAAGGATATAATTTTGGATTCGGGTAACATGTTGAACCGCATTCTTACAAACTCGGTTTGCAGCGCTTCATCAATTCTGCTTATATAGTTGCATATTAAACAAAAACGAACATCAATTGCATTATTAAAGTTATTTAATAAATATCGCAACGCTATTTGCGCATTTTTTGTCATGTAGTCAACTTCGTCCAATATAACAAATTTCATACCATTTCCAAACATTGATTTCGACGCGACGAAACCGCTAATTTGATTTCGTATAATGTCAATGCCTCGCTCATCCGATGCATTCAAATGTATCATTAACCCCTTATTTTTTTGATTGTATTTTTCTTGATACGCATTTATCATGTTGATAATCGTTGTCGTTTTCCCGGTTCCCGGCGGTCCATAAAATAATAAATTCGGAAAGTAATCATTTTCAATCACAGATTCGATTATTTTCTTATTTATATCATCCAAAACAATGTCATCGAAATTTGATGGTCGATATTTCTCAACCCACGGCGTCGAATTGTTTATTTTATTATTATGAGCATCTTTAATATCCTGTTTAATAACATCAAGTTCCATTTTTTACAACTTATTCATTATTTATAAATAAACTTTAACTTGTATTTTATAAATAATTTATATATATTTGTTTCATTTTCTTTATTTCTTTTTCTTCGGTTTTGATTTTTTCGTTTCCGACTTCTTCGTTTCCGACTTCTTCGATTTCGACTTCTTCGTTTTCGACTTCTTCGATTTCGACTTCTTCGTTTTCAACTTATTCGATTTCTTTTTACCACCAAAACTAGTAAAAAGATCATTGTTAGCTTGTTGTGCAGATGATGGTGTTTCCAACTCTTCTAACGCTTTTTTATAAAATTCAATATCGGGATATAGAGTAATATATATTTTTAACATTTTAATGGTTTTTTCTTTTTTTATATTTGGATCTTTTTCAGTCTTTATTTCTTCTTCAAGTTCCTTAGTTTGTTGTTTCATTTTTTCTATATCTTGTGCTGCATTTGCAGTATCTTGTTCATATACTACTCGTTGTTCCTCTTCGGGAGACCCCTTCATTTCAACGTTTGTTCCACTTTCTCCT